GCTCATTTCTCCATTGTCAAAGTGCAGGACAGGCACATCATGCTCGGCAGAAACCTTTGTGGTGTAGTCCATGCAGAAGTTTGTTTTACCTGCTCCTGAACGAGCCACAATGACTGAGATATTTCCCCCCAAAAGCAAAGAGCCATACATCTCATTAATTCTAGGATGAGGCCCAAGCATTCCAAAATCTTCAACTGGATTGTTGCCACGCTCCTCTATCACTGACTCCATCATTTCGAAGAGATTAACTGGCCCCGTATCAGACATCTCAAAGTCTTTGATGTTTTTATTATAAATCTGGTCTGCTTGATCGACCAAGGCGCTATACTTAAGGCTTGGATCAGCCTTCTTCACAAAATTAGCGACCTCTTTGCAAGAGTCGTATATCTCTCTACGCGCAGTAAACTTCTTGAGTTCTTTTACAGAGGAGATAAAAATGTCTTCTGTTATCTTGTAAAAGGCAAGCGAGTAAACATACTCACCGACATCAATGCTATCGGGAAAGCTAACTTTGAGTTGGTTGATCCTTTGAATTAAGATTGTCTCGTCGATATTTTCAGCATTGTCGAGTGCGTTTTTAAGCAGCTTAAACAGAGAGATATTTACCTTGGAATCCTCGCTGTAAAAATCCCTTTCATTCAGGAAGATAGAGATTTCTTCCCATTTGTGTTGGTGCTGAAGTATTCCACTTAGCACTTTCTTTTCGAGGTCATACGAGAAAATCATTCTGCTGCTCTTTCCTTCCTGACAAAAATTTCCATAACCTTGCCAAGCGCCATCTCGACGCAAGTGTTTTCTGTTTTAGAGGATACGCTTGGACAACCCTCGGAATTAACATAAACCAGTAGGAAGCCTTTGTTGCCACCGCTTGCCGAACCTGTAGCGTCATATATTTTTTGCAACAAGGACTGTGGCAAACTGTTCTCATCATCTGTTGTTGTCATATAATACCTAATTTAGTTAATAGTTTTTCTGAAGGAGAATCTGACTCCAAGATTCTCACAAGTTGAATGTTGTTTATTTCGCAAAAATATTCTTTCTTTTCGTCTCTCTGCAATTGCGCGAGAAAGTTCTGGCGCGAGTTGCTGTGAAAGAATTTGTTGAATGTATAATGTTGATTGCCATCGACCTCTACCGCCATTTTTTTATTAGCGTTATAAAAATCTAAAGTCAAGCGAGTGCCAACAACAGGCAACTCTTCGAACACTATATCAGCACACCAATGCTTGTAAAGTAAATCCTTGATATTTTTTTGGAACTTGCTTTTACAGGGCTTTTTCCAATTAATCAGGTATTTTGTGGAATTTTTAATCTTTTTTTCTCGCCCTTGAGTAGACAGAAAGATCATTTTTCCAATACGTTTGTTTTTATGAAATGCTTTAGAGCTTCTGTAGTCGCCTCATCCTGCTCAAGATACTCGTATATTGAAGCCATTCCTTGGAACTTGTCCTTGATCTCAATGTCTTTTGAAGCAAGGAACTCTTTCACATCTTTGTCTACACTAAACCAAGCGCCAGATTTTTCTAAATACCCCCACATAAGAAGCATTTCCACTATCTCTCTCTCAATCCAAATTGACTTACCATCTGTCCTGCCATGCTTGATTGGGTATTTAACGGTTTGGCCAGTTGTTTCATTTACGGATTTACAAATCAAAACCTTTGCCATGTGTCCATAAACCTTGTTGTCAGGTGTTATCTGTTGGTTTGGTTTTTCGAGAATCTTGTCAGACTTATTTTGTTTTTGAAATTCAAGAATCCAATCGGGGTAATGTAATGCCGCATTGCCTCCGCTGGAATTTGTTTGGTTATTGGGGTCGCCTTTGGCATAAGGGTTTACATTAATATTTGCGCGAATTTGCGAAATCATAATACACATATGGCCGAACTTAGACATTCCCAAGCTGACGCGCTTGAGGAAGTCTGAGGTCATAAGCGCCCCACCAGCAACCTTTGCCGCCTCTCCCGTACTTTTATCCACCTCTGCCTTGGGCAGAAGACCATCCATGCTGTCAATCACAATACAGAACTTCTCAGACTCAGGGTTATTTCTGAGTAAACCTCTTAGGTAGTCAAATATTACATCAAAGATATTGCACTCAAATATTAGACAAGTTCCCGCAACCCACTCCTCTGGATCATACACGAACTTCAGACCTGACCTTTTTTGCACATCTTTTGACAACCTGCCTTCTGCTTTAATGTATAAACCCTTGCTGCTGTCTACCGTTTTCAGCATATTAAGCATAACAGCTAAAGCTTCATTGGTTTTTCCTCCCTCATTTGCGCCTGTAAAGCGGTGCACTCCGCTACCAAACCCGCCGCCTAGATAAGAGTCCAAAATCATCGAGCCACTAGACACAATATATTCATCAGCAGCCTTTTCTAGATTATAGTGATGATCTTTGTTTGACTTAAAAAATTGTTTTGTGTAATCGTTGCTGCTAATTTTACTCATATAAAAAACCTCTTAGGGTATTGGATTTACTCTGGTGTATATCTTCACCTACTTTTTCTTTTGTGTCAACATATTTGTCTGCTTCTGGAACTTTATAGTTGAACTCCCGATATTTTTTCAATAAATATTCCTTGCCGTCTTTCGTTAGAAAATATTTGATACTCCCATTAAATTCAAATGGCGGTTTGACTTTTGACAGGAAATCTAAATCATTCTCAAACGCATCAAATATTTTAGTAGCCACCATCATATCAAGGCGGTGATCGGTGGGTTTTTGGCCACCAAGCATCCTTTTTATAAATTCCTTTCTCTCTTTGAAAAAGGGTTTGGGCTGTTTTTTGACCTTTTTTTTGAATATGTGTCCGCAAGGACACTTAGGCGTTCTTGCTCCTACAAAAATCTTACAGTCAGGACAGCTTTTTTGTCCTCTGGGCATACCTTACATGTAACTGCAAGGTATATCGCAGTCAACCATTTTTTTGACAAGTTGTAAAAAATTTGTCTTAGGTTGCCATCCTAGCTCTTCTCTAGCTTTAGATGAATCCCCCAATAAAATATCTACTTCTGCGGGTCTATAAAAAAGAGAATTAATTTCCACTAGGCATTGGTCACCGTGAAAATATTTTTCATCCTCACCATTGCCTTGCCAAGAACACATGCTACGATGGAAGCCAGCAAAATTAAATGCCTCTTCCACGAATTCTCTGATAGTGTGGGTTTCATTGGAGGAAAGAACGTAATCTTTTGGCTGCTCTTGATTAAGCATTTTCCAAACGCCATCCACGAAATCCTCTGCGTCACTCCAATCCCGCTTTGCGTCTACGTTACCTAGCTGTAGCGGCGTGATTTCTTGGCCATTAATCGATTCAAGAAAAATTCTAGCTACGTTTTTGGTGATCTTACGAGTGACAAATTCTTCCCCACGGCGAACTCCCTCATGATTAAACAGCCACCCTTGAACTGCGTAAAGATTATATGAGTCCCTATAAACTTTAACTAAATGCCTAGCAGCACATTTAGACGCTCCATATGGACTTCTGGGTCGCAATGGATGTATTTCTGACTGTGGAGTCCATTTAACATCCCCAAACTCCTCAGAACTACCTGCGTTGTAATACCGACAGTCAGGGGCGTGTCTATGCAGGGCTTCTAATTGATGCAAAATGGCGATAGCATTTGTCTGCATGTGGTTTACAGGCATTTCCCAACTACTGCCCACAAAAGAATTGGCCGCAAAATTAATAAAGTAATCAGGCTTATGTTCAGCAATAACTCGGTCAGTATTTTGAGCATCTGTAACGTCTAAATCAATTAAAAAAAAGCGGGGGTTATCTTTCAGGTGAGCAATATTTTCATGATTTTTTACACTCAATCTCCGCACACCTCCAATAATGGTGTGCTCTGTATTTTTGAGTAGGTAGTCTACCATATGACTACCATCTTGTCCTGTAACCCCTGTGATTATTACTTTTTTCATTTTAGTTATTATAAATGTTTTGTAGTTCTTCTTCAAGTAAGGTTAGATCAATATTCTCCATGTTGTCAGCCTCAATGGTTCTTTGTTTTTTGTTTTTAGGAGTCCAATTTTTACAAGAGGAAGCTCCCCAATAATAAGACCACGCATATAAGCCTATAACTGGATGGGCAAATGCCGATGCAGCCCAAACCATCCCTGTGTCAGCAGACACTAAAAAGCGGCTTTTCAGAATTTTTAACACCGACTCGCTGTAATCTCCTTTGAATTTTTCCACGCCTTCTATACCTTCTTCTTCAGGGCCAGCTATTTGTATTAATTCTAATTTATTTTTAAATGCAAAATTCTTGACTATATCTATTTGTTCATGCGTTAAGGCTTTCTTGTTAAGTTCTCCGCTGTTCTCAATTCGTCTAGCTGTACAGATCGTAAGCGTGTTTTCTTCCTCTAACGGAGGTCGCTCCATTCGAAAATCCATTTGTTCTTCCGTGGGTCGAGGGAGTCCATGCATAAAACAAACCTCATCTGTTATATGCCGCCTATTATACCAATCCCACTCGGGATGTTGGGGCATGGGATTAAACATGTGGCCTTTGACACCTTTATCTGCAAGCTTTTGCACCTTCTTTCTATCCCCCTCTGAGGGGAAATCATCATAATTTTCCCATATTATAAAATCATCTATATCTTTGCTTAATTTTAAAATATCTTTAATGCCTTTGTATCGTTCGTTAATACTAAAGATGAGATGACAATCTGGCTTTATTTGTTTGACAACCCTACAGGCAGTAAGATTCATGAAGATATCCCCATATTGACCTTGATTAAATCCTATGAATGTCTCCTTCATGCTCGGCATTATAAAGGTCTAAGATATTTTTCGCAACAAAGAATTTAGAAAATTGACGCTGGACTTGAGAAGAATATTTCTTTAGTATAATCTGCTGGTAATCCACGAAATTATTTAAAAGCTCTTGGTATTTTTCAGCCACCGCCTCTTGTGTAGGATCGCAAATGCAAAAATCGGGACAAAGCGCAGAGTTAGGATTGTCCGCACAAACCAAGGGTATCGCGCCGCATACCATTGCCTCAAGCGCCGTTAATCCAAGACCCTCAAATTTAGAGGGAAGCAACACGATCTTGCTAGAATTATAAATTTGATTGAGAGATATGTCATTAACTAGCCCTAAATAATTTCCAAATCCACCAATGGGGCCAATTGAACAGCATTGATCTGGAATTTTTGAAAGCAGATAAGCTCTTTTGACAGGATCAGCCGCCCTGCCTACATAGAGACAATTTATTTTTCTTTCTTGTGAAGGGTCAAAAAAAACATCCTTAATTGGATTCCAAATAACCGTAGCGTCAATATTTAATATTCTTTTTAATTGCTCCTTCACGGGAGGGCTAATGCAAGTTATAATGTCGGCCTCGTTAAGCTGCTCTTTTAGTTTTTGAGTCGGAAAATCCTGTATATGTTCTGGAATGTCTAAAACATTAAATATTTTAAAACCCGAGTTTGACAACGCCGAATCTCCGTGTTCTTCGTCAACTTCCGCAAAATCAAAATTATTGCTGTAAACAAAATCATAATCATTATTAGCCGACACAGTGCAGCCGTTTCCAATAAATCCCTGAATTAATCGAGGAACTTGAGTCCAATATTGTTTAGCTCCGTATACTTTTACTTTATACATTTTAAATCGGGAATTTCTATGTTATTTAATTTGTAGAAATCCTTATTAAATTCAAGCCGCCCCTTTTTTTCATTCCATCTGTAGGAGCAGTCTCTGTCATCGTTTTCAATGTCGATTATTACCCCAAGTTCTTCCTTGGCTTTTTCCGCGTATCTTTTTAATTGGTATTTTATTTTTGCCTTAAGAAATTCAGGGCTACCAATCCACGAATAGTGATCGGGAAAACAAACCTCTTTTGGGATACAGCTTATGGGCAACCTTTTGTAACTCAACTTCTTGCCATTGATAACATAATTTACGTCGTTCTCGTAGTAAAAGTGACTTAAGGTTTTGGAACCCATAAAATTAACAGAAAAAATGCGAGGAGGTTTAAAGTCTTCGACATACTGATGTTCTGAAAAAACAAAATTTTTAAAGTTTATTCTAAATGTTGAAACTGGCGATCTGTTTTCAGATATATATTTTATAGCACCTCTTATATCTTCTTCTGAATAAATTTCATCTTGATCTAAGAGCCAAACAAAATCAACATCATGGTGGTCTAAAATATTAAAAAGAGCAGGATTTCTAGCAAAGGAATCATTGCCATCTTTTCCTATGATCATATGATCAACAAAATCGCGGTGATCAGTTAATAGCTGCACAGGAGTCTCTGTGTCATCAATATCCCACCCGCAATCCGCATAGCCTTGATACTTAAAGCTGGAAACAGCCACGACAGAGACTTCAGATATATTTTTCCACGCCGCCAACACCTTATCGGTGTATTGAGGGAATCCGTAAAAGTTACACAGCAAGCCTATCTTCATTTTAAGAAATTGCTTTTACAGTTGGAATGTTTTCATTATTTTTTTTGTAGAATTCTTCGTCAAATTCTAGACATTTCTGCTCGTCATTCCACTTGTAGCCACAATGACCAAAATGCTTTAGTTGATAAGCCACTTTTCTTTTGCCTATTTGATTATTGAGCCATGAATAGTGGTCAATAAGGGCTATATCTGTGGGGACAGCTTCAAGTTCTCCTAGTTGTTCGTAACTAAATGGTTCAGCGGAAATAAACTCCTGCCCCCATGCCGTCATTCGACCTGCACACATATAAGAGACATCGTTATCCCAATAAAAAGCGGTAAGAGGTGAGTCAGCAACTTTTGTTTTAAAGATTCTAGGAGGGCAAAATGGCTGCTCTAGATAGTGTTTTTTATCAAAAACAAAATTCCTCAAAGATAAACTGAAGAAGTTAGCCCCACTGGATTTTACATACTTGCAGATGTCATCAATCTGCTTTTTTGTATACATTTCATCAGAGTCCACCAGCCAAATATAATCAATATTGTATTTGGCAAGGCTGTGTAAAGTAAGGCTCCGCGCATGATGCTCTTTAATAAAAGCGGGTTCATCTACCAGATATTTTAATTTGCCTTGCTCTACTAGCTCCCTAAGAATATCCGTCGTATTATCTTTAAAATCGTCAATATCTTTATACTCCTCAAAGGGAACTGACACAGCGGACACTACGAAATTGTCTCGATCTAAAAATGGCGTAATTGAGTCTACAATATACTCCTCGGTATTGTAGCCACAATAAATTATCCCGTATTTTAAAGTGTCGGCCATAATGGTTTTCTGAAATTATGTTTTATTGGTTTTGTTTTACTGTAATCTTCTCTCTCTACAGTTAAATTCTCTTCGTCAATCTCTCCTTTTTCAAAAAGAATAAATCTTTTTTGCCAAATCTCTCCCCAAAATTTCTCTGTTAAATCTATTTTTTTAGAAATGTCTATATAACCTAAATGAAATATCTTGAGAGAGTCTATAGAAAGATCAACAATCCCCCAGCATTTTACTATATCTCCATTTCTGTCGATCAATTCACAAGTGTCGGATTTTTTTGGGTTAAATATGTTTTCAGAATTTTTCGAAAAATTAACTGCACCCCTATAGCAGCCCTTCTTGGTGTGTACATACCACTTTCTGCCAATATCGCTGTAATGATCTTCATCCCCGAAAAGATTAACGACATTAATCATCACGCTACCCGCAGAGTCTTTTTCTCTTAAATATTCTGCTATTGAATCGAGGTTTTTTTTATCTCCAGAAATCCTTTCGTCCAGATCAATCTGAAAAACGATATCGTTAGAACAATTTTGCAAGCCGTTGTTTTTAAGTTTACCATCCCAATATAAATCGTCTGTGGTAATGTCAAGCGAAACAATTTTGATTTTATTCAAAAAAGGAGAGTCAGAGAGGGCTAACTCCACCTCGGCCAAGTGTTCTTTGGTGGTGGATACCACAACCTCGTCAAAATAACAAAACCAATTTGAAAAAACCTCCCCAAAAGATACGGGAAAATTTGTCAAATTAAAAGCTGTAGTATATGCAGAAATCATATTTTTTTAACAAAGGAAAAATCATGCTTGTCCACCATGTCCCTCAAACCTAATATCTCATATCTGTACCAATCATTCAAAAACTTATCGAAATTAATACAATCCTGCAAAATTGGCGTTAATTGCTTGCTGAGACAATCCTTAACAGATTGTATATCGTAAGGGTAAAACCCTAGTCGAAATATTTCGGTAAAGAATTTATCTCTAACGGCATACCTTTCTCTTACTAAATTTAAATCATTCTCAAAGCCCAATAGCAAATGGTTGGTATTTGGAAATAAATAATACTTAAAATTGTGAGTCACAAAATAAAATTCGTTCTGCCTTCTTTGACTTCTGACGTTTGTTATGAAACCCTCTTTCCAAAAATCGGTTTTAGTAAACTCAATGGTTTTGGTAGCCCCGCAAATACCTTCATGGGGGTTGTTTGTAAAAGTCGTGTTTTCTTTAAACTTAAACATGAACCTTTTATTAAAAATAAAACTTCCATCTATACCTTGTTGCTCAAACTGCCTTGCAAGCGGTTTTAAGTTTTTTGTAAAATCTGGAGATAGCCTCTCTAGCGTATCCAAGGTTACAAACCAATCCCCTACTCTAATTGGCCCTTGGTAAAGAGAGTGATTACGGCTAAAATCTAGCCTATTACACCATTTGGTATAAAGAATTTCACCTTGCCCCTTTACTGATTCTAGATAATCCGCCCCGTCATCTTTTGGGTAGTGAAATGTCCAGATAAGTCCATCAAAGTGATCTTTTATCGGCTCAATTAATTCCTGCAAGTCTTTCTTATGACCCTCTGTAGTTATACCTATAAGCCAAAGTTTCATCCTATATGGTTAGAGTAAATTTTTTCAGGATTAAAGAAGGAAAAGGGGGTTTTGGAATTAGTAAACCCGCCTCTCAACAGATGAGTCGCCATTAATTCACAATGATAGGAACCCAATTCGTGCAGATGTTGTTGTAGCGTCTTCCAAGCAAGAAAAAACTCTACTGTTCTGTTTATATTAGGTTGAAAGGTAAAGCAAGGGGCGTATGGCCCATATTTTTCTGTTTGGGTAAGTATATTATCAGTTTTCTTAATACATTCGCCTTCAGGCTCATCAAATTTTTCAGCAGAATTAAATCTTACGCATAATTGGTTTGGATTGTTATCCAAAAAATCTAAGCTATCGGCAAATGCCTCTTCTAAATCAATTGAATTTGTCCTGAATAGCCAATCGTCCTCCAACCAAAGAGAATACTTTTGCTTTCTAAGTTCTAAATCCGAATATGTCTTATAAATATCTTTAAAATAACCAGCGGAGTGGCAAAGATGATTTTCTGAATGATGAACCACCTCCTCAGAACTTTCGATGACTCTAATGTCATTTGTTTTGCAAAATTTTTCTATTTTTTCGGCTATATGACCTTCTCCCTCTCTAATTTTTAAATGCATTACTTTGTTGGCAAATAATTGAGGGTCAACCTGTGAGAACAAAGCGTCTATAACTTTGTCATAAGTGTGTCTCCCTCCGTGTCCCATCGTAGTGGAGAAAACTATTAAATTGAGCGGGAGTGTCTGCATTATTTATTTGATTTTTTTGCCCCCCATAATCCCCATACATAACCAAAGTCGTGGAAATAATCGGAATCACGGACGTTCTCATTGACAGCAGCGGCAAGCTCCTTAAATCCACCATTTGGATCATTTGGGTCGGGGTAATCATGTCCTATCATCAAACCACCTTCCTTTAACTTTGGCAACCATGATAAAATGTCAAGTTTTACATTTTCGTAGTCATGTGCTGCATCAATAAATACTAAATCAATAGAGTTGTCGTCAAAATCTTTGGCAGCAACAGCCGATTCTTTCTCAATTATATTTACTTGGTCTAGAATATCCCTGCTTCTTAGTGTCTCCTCAAAGTCACTGCGAGTAGAGCCGCCACCCAGAGACTCCTTGTGTTCCTCAGACCCTAGAAAAGTGTCCACACAGTAAAGGGAATACTGATCCCTTGGTATATTAGCCAAAAAAGTAAAGGTTGCCCTTCCTTTCCAACACCCCACCTCTACCGCCTTTCCCTCGGTTTGGGAAAATATTAACCACATCAATGGAATCTGGTTATTGCAAAGCCATCCATCAATCTTGGAAACCTCTTTGATCAGCGCGTCACAAAATTCTGGAGTAATAACCCTAAATAAATTAAGATATTTGTGAAATAGACCCGTGTGCATCTCGTTATTATATGAGATACCCGAGGCTTTTCCAAAAAATTAACCCTCGCAAGCCGCACAGGAAAGAATAGACCTAGCTAACTCTTGGCTTGGGTTGGCACTACGTTGGTAATAGAAGCTTTTTACGCCTTGCTCCCACCCAAAGATTAACAATTCGCTAACTTGTTTTGGTGGGCATTTGGGAGAAATCATTAAATTTAAACTTTGACCTTGATCTATGTGCTTTTGCCGTTGAGCAGCTTGAATAACAACATCTTTTTGAGATATTTCGCCAAATGTCTTGAATACATCCTTCTCTTCTTGGGTTAGAAAATTAAGATGCTGCACTGAGCCAGCTTTAACTAAAATTGATTTCCAAGTAGTTTGATTGTTTTTGCCTTTTTCCTCAAGCAGTTGCTCTAAAAAGGGGTTTTTATATGTAAATTTACCTTTTGCCAAATCTTTGGTAAAATAATTACTATTTAATGGTTCGATAGATGGAGAAACTTGACCCAAAATAAAAGAACTTGAGGTTGTTGGGGCAATTGCCATCGTGGTGACATTTCTTCTCCCATAGCCCTTGAGATACTCTGGCTCTGAAAACAAGGCGGCTAAATCCTGAGTTGCTTTATCACACCTCTTTCTCATTGTCCTATGTATTTCCACATTCAAGAATTGAGCCTCCATGCTCTCAAAAGCAACCATTTTTGATTGTAGTAAAGAGTGCCAGCCTAAGACACCCACGCCCAGTGCTCTCTGACGTTTTGCAAAATTATGGGATGCTTCCATAAAGCGAATGCCTTTTGTCTTTTGTATATATTCCTCCATAACTGCATCTAGGAAATATACCAATGTTTCGATAGCGTCTGTCTCGACTATCTCATCCCATTTTAATAAATTAAGTGATGATAAGCAACATACAAAGGATTCTTCCTCGGAAGAATAGAGGGAGATTTCGCTACATAAATTAGAGGCTGAAATCTTTAAATCTTTATCCTTATATACTTGCGGACAATTTTCATTGGCTGTATCCGTAAAGAAAATGTATGGGTATCCTGTCTCAAACCTCTTTCGGATAACCGAAGCCCATACACCTCTTTTCTCCTTATCTCCGTCAATCATGGATTTCATCCAATCGTCGTCAATGCAGACGGCAAAAGACATATCCTGAATAGGGTTGCCTTCCTTTTTTATACTTAGAAATTCTGCAATGTCAGGATGGTTTATTGGGAGATAGGCAGCGAAAGAACCTCTCCTGACATTGCTTTGAGAGACCACAGAAGCGACTTTATCGAACAGTTCCATAAAATGAACAGAACCTGCTGACAAGCCTCCCACGCTTATGGTTTCACCTCGACCTCTCAAATCACCAAAATAACCAGAAGTGCCAGACCCATGTTTTGTCTGCATACCAACCTCTGCTTGTTTTTCCAAAATAGAATCCATTCGGTCAGCAATATATACCCCATTGCACGATATGGGTAATCCGCGCTTTCTTCCAAAATTAGACCAAACTGGACTAGCCAAAGAGTAAAATCCTCTCGCTAAATAGTCTTCGAATTTTTTAGCAAATCCTCCAAGACCCAAATAATCTTCAGCGGCCTTGGCAATAGAAGCCCCCCGCTCTTCGGCTGTTTCTCCATCTCTCAGATACCCCCGCTTCAAGAAGGCGCGGGAGTCCTTATTTAACCATTTATATTTACTCATTAGAAAAGATCGTCTGCATCAAACGTTTGGGAATTTTTAGAATATTCTACGGGTCTAGAGTGGAAGAAATCAGTGGCATTATTTCCCAGTAACTCCTCCTCAAACCACAATGTATCCTCAAGTGAGTCTTTGTCAATATCAAAAGCTTCACTAAAACCAATTTGAGTCAATGACTCGTTTATGCGGTTTTTTATAAACTCCTTCAAAATTGGGCCATTTAAGCCTTTCTCTTGATAGCCGTTCACCATCCAATCAACAAGTTTAGATTCTGCCGTGAACGCAGCTTGAGACTCTTGAATAATTCTTTGTTCAAGTTCTTCGTCAAATAATTCTGGATGCTCATCCCTTATGGTGTTGATGATTTTAATCCCCGCTAAAGCATGGATATTTTCCTCGTTTCTTGTGTATTTGACCTGTTGACCTGTATCCTTTAGAACATTTTTGTATCTGTTAAACCAGTTGATTACATAAAACTGACTAAACAGGGAGACATTTTCCACAAACAGGGTGAAAAGAATTAATGCGTAAACATATTGTTTTTTTGAGTCCTTGTAGAAGCGATGGGTATACTTTCTTAGGTAATTAACCCTTCCTTCGATGAAATCTAACTTTAGGTTTTCCTCAAAAATCTCCTCTAACCCCAAAACTTTGAGCAAACGCTCGTAAGCATTATTGTGTATTACCTCCACATTAGCCATTACATAACCTAGATCGGTCAAACTAGGATGAGGTAAATTATCTCCGAGCTTTGCCCAGAATTTCTTAACCGCAACTTCGATTTGACCTATAGCAGAGAGGGTTCTTACAATTATCTCTCTTTCTGTTTCGTTTAAATTGACCTTAAAGTCTTGAATGTCACTAGTAAAGCTGAACTCTTTGTCTGTCCAAAAACCATTATGCATAGCTTCTATAAATTCTTCAGTCCAAGGGTAATGGTTGGGTTTGCGTGATAGCTGCTCTTCGAAAATCATCTGGTAGTTTTACACGATCTTAAGCCCTTGAAGAATTAAGTCAATGTCTTTTATCAAGAAATTTATGCGGAGCATTATATTAATATGAACGTAGTGAATATTAATATAATTCGTAACCGTTACGCTTTAGTGAAGGCTCCGTTACATATGGATTGTATGGCGAAAAAAAAACTTGTCAAGTAAAAAAAAATAGTTGAAAAACTTTCCGAGATCGCTATACTAAGTAAAGGTTTTGATTACAAAATTAACAGATACGGCTTTGGCCGAGAAAATAAGAGATAGCAACGACGGAGAAGCTTTAAATGAGCTTATTTCTAGACACTCTGGTATTTATGTGGATATGTTGAAAAAGTTTGGTTACAAATCTCTTACGGAAAACCAAATTTCCGACATCATGGAGGACAAGGATTATGTAATTTACAAAGCAGCACTGGAATATAACCCAGAAAAAGCAAAATTTTCTACTCATTTAGCAAATAAAACAAAATATCTCTGTTTAACGCAGAGAACAAAGAATAAAAAAAATTATCTTACCTCAAACTTCGATGATTTGGAATTTTGTCAAAAGGACGACTCCTTGAATCCTAGAGACCAATATGCCTTTACCGATTCTTTTGCTAGAATCTTAAATCTCATAGAGAAACACGAAGACAAAAGGCTTAAGGTGATCTTCCACGAAAGATATTTCGGTGGTAAACAAGGAAAGCTCAAGCCTTGGAAGCAAGTTGCGGAAAAAGTCAATCTGTCCGCTCAAGGTTGCATAAATATTCACAATAGAGCCATCAAAGAGCTTAAAAATAAAATAAAAAATGAAAAGATTAAATTTTGATGCCCCTTTAAACGGACTCAGCTTGGGGAACGTTTCAATAAACTTTTTAAGGGAACTGAAAAAAAGAAAAATAGATATCTCCATACATCCCGTAGGTGACAAAGGAGATTTTTCTGCTTATGACAAGCTAAGTCCCGACTTTCAAACTTGGGTTCAGACATCTGTTGTTAATAGGCTAAGAAACCTAGATCGTAATACGCCGACGCTTAAAATTTGGCATATTAACGGCTCGGAGAGAAAGGTGGGAGACAAGCAATACCTATACACCTTTTACGAGGTGGATTCACCTACTCAGGAGGAAATTAATATTGTCAAAGCCCAAGAGCATGTCTTTTTTTCCTCCTCAGAGAGTGCTGAAATCTTCAAATCGAAGGGTTGCAAAAATGTTTCAAGCGTTCCTCTTGGATTTGACTCAGATTTCTATGCGACCAACAAATCTTACCTCAATAAAGACACCATACATTTTGGACTAATAGGAAAATTTGAAAGAAGAAAAAATACCCAAGCTTTAATTCAACTATGGTTAAAGAAATACGGAAATAATCCTAAATACCAGCTAACCTGCTTGACTAATAACCCATTTTTCAATGAAGAACAAGCAAATCAGGCTGTGCACACTGCACTGGGTGGAATGAGGTGGTCAAATGTAAATTTTCTACCTCATTTGAAGACCAACTCGGAAGTAAATGAATTAATGAATTCTATCGATATTGACCTATCTGGATTATCCAATGGAGAGGGTTGGAATCTCCCTGCCTTTAACTCTACTGCGCTAGGCAAATGGTCTATAGTGAGCAACTGCACCTCTCATAAAGATTGGGCAACTAACGAAAATTCGATTTTGGTGGAAGCCGCTGGTAAACAGCCGTGTTATGATAATTTCTTCTTCAGAGAGGGAGAGCAGTTTAATCAAGGACAATATTACCGATTAGATGCACAATCAATCATAGAAGGCTTTGAAAGAGCGGAAAAAAAAGTTGGACAAATCAATACGCAAGGCTTAAAATTACAAGATAAGTTTACATATTCTAAATCTGTAGACGCAATTTTAAACAAAATTTATAATAATTCCTAACTTAACTATGAAATACTCACTAAATTCACCTTTTTACAGCTTTTTAGACGATCTTACGCTATCTTCCCCTAATACCTACAGCCGTAACCGCAGTAACGGTCTTAACATCAAAGATTCTGGCGATGTATATCTTTCAGAGATCAACTTAGCTGGATTCGCAAAGGCTGATGTAAAAATTACCGCCAATGATGACGAAGTAAAAATCGCAGCAAAAAATAAAGAACGCTCCCAAGAATATAAAATCAATTTATATGGGGTGGTTTCTGTGGATCACATTACTTCAAAAATGAAAAACGGCCTCTTGACCCTTACTCTCCCAAAAAAAGGTGTAACAGAGAGGCGTGACATAGAAATTAAATGACCCAATGGGGGAGGGAAAAGATTTTAGGCGCGGACATGCGCTTTATCAAGGCCCGATATCTTATCGAGGAATACCCCCAAAACATACCATGAGTGAATCAGAAGAACCCCAAGAAGAACCCCAAGAAGAGAAACCTGTTTTTGCAGCACAAATTCCTGACCTCCCATTGGAGGATTTTGAAATTGATTCAGACGCAAATGAAGATACAATCGAGGACGAATCAGGTGGCGCGTTGTGCTACGCTTTCATCGGCGCAGGGCAAGGGGGAGGCAGAATGGCTAAAGCATTCTATGACCTTGGCTACAAAAAAACCTTAGCGATCAACACAGCCAAAAATGATCTCAATCTATTAGACTTACCTGACCAGCATAAATTCTATATCGACCACTATGGAGATCAGGGGGCGGGAAAGGATCAGACTAAAGCCAGCCTTGCATTTGAAGCTCGGGAGCAGGAAGTTTTTGATAAATTAAAAAGCATTGTTGGGGAAAATGTTGACCGTATCATCATATGTGCGGGTGTTGCAGGAGGTTCTGGTGGAGGCTCAGTCACACCTTTGATTAAATTATGTAAAAAGTATTTCACCTATGTGGGCCGAGATGACGCATCTGAAAGAATTGGAGTTATTGCGTCTCTGCCAACCGCTGGTGAATCTGCATCGCCTGTTGTAGCAGAAAATGCATACAACCGAATGAAGCAACTTTGCGAGATGGCTGATAAAAAACAGTTCTCTCCACTCATTATTGTTGATAACCAAAAAATCAAAAAACTCTACCCAAAACTTACAGTTAAGGCGTTTTGGCCTACTATCAACAATACGGTTGCTGGCTTATTCCACACCTTTAATGTTTTATCAACACAAAATTCTGACTACACCTCGTTTGATCCGCAGGATTATGACAGTGTGATGAAATCTGCGGGATGTATGATTATGGGGGTAACGACAGTTAAGGATTTTGAATCTGAAACAGGTATATCTACAGCCCTCAAATCAAACCTAGAGAAAACTCTACTGGCAGAAGGATTTGATCTCAAAACAGCAACTGCGGCTGCTGGAGTAGTTGTGGGTGGAACTTCAATATTTGAAAATACCGAAGGTCTCATGGACAATCTTGAACACGCCTTCTCCACCTTAGCTGCCATTACAGGAAACGCACTAGTTCATAGAGGAATTTACGAAGACCCCTCTAGAGACAAGTTGGTTGTTTATACTCTTATTGGAGGTTTAGATGCTCCACAAAAAAGATTGGAAGCTCTCACTAAATTCATAAAATTGAATCCAGATAAAGAGTAATTTAAATTTAAAATAATGCCCTTTTACGTTTATAAGCATCCCGAAAAAGAAGAATACGAAGAGGTTCTTCAAGGAATGAGTGAAGAGCATACTTACTCCAAAGATGGAGTTGAGTGGGAGCGGGTTTTTCTTCCTCCCAACACTTCTGTTTCTACTTCAGTCGATCCGTTTGATGCAAATAGTTTTATAGAAAAAACGGGGAACATGAAAGGTACTGTAGGAGACATGATGGACTTATCTGCTGAATTAAGTGAAAAAAGGGCCGCTGACTCTAAAGATGGCAAAGACCCTGTAAAGCAAAAGTATTTCGAAGAATATTCAAAGGCAAGGAAAGGCGCGAAGCACCCCGACTCAATGAAGAAATTCGAAAACAGCAGGGTAGAGGTGGACTACGATGGTTGATTTACCTTATGCCTGTTAGGGCAACTCCTGTCCAATCGCCATTTTCGGTTTTAAATAGCAACTGATCTCCAGACATCGCCAACTGCCCAGTTTGTACGTCTGCGGCAGGAAGGTTAAAAATATCTCGCGCATAGGGTAGTTGAAAATGTAACCCTGTAGTAAATGTCTTTTTACCTATTATGGTTTGTTCTGACCCTACCGCGCCCACATTAACATAATTCTCGCCAGTTAATAAGCCTGTAACATCATGCATCGTTGCTAACGGGAAGCCAGTTGCGTAGCCCTGCCCTAAGATTGATAAATTACCTGAAAATAAACCACTATAACTTGAGTCTACAGCTAGATTTGATCCAAGGATATTTGGCCCCCCTTGAAACAATGTTCCTCCCTCAAAATTTATATCTAAATAGTCATTTCTCAGAGCAGTAGTGATAGCACCTTTACTATCGGTCAAAACAACCGTACCTGTAGTGGCATCAGGGAAATTCACAGCATTTCCGACACTCATACAACTAACACTCTTCGGCGCAAAATTCAGGCTAGTGCCGTTGAACGCGATATGTGAAACACCACTCATGCTAATGCCATTGCAATTTGCCACCAAAGCGTTGTCAGCTATAACAGTATTAAGAGAATTATTTATTACAAATGCACCACTAGATACGTCATAGGTGTTAGACGATTTCTTTGCTAAAGGGAAAACAGGCTGTTCGTTTAATGTTAATCCCCCTGAAAAATTAAAGTCCCCCGTCAAACCTCTAGACAAATCAAGGGATAACCCCGTATCAGTCGAATGAATTTTGATGTCTCCAGAAGGGCTATGAGTAAGTCGTGGTTCGCGCTGTTCTGGTTGAATTTTGTTAAAGGCCATGATATAATAGATTATCTTTAATAGATTACACAAATTCAATGAAATTTACGCTTTATAAACCCAACTCAAAAAATACAGGATCAGCATTTAGCTTTGATTTAACCAAAGATAAAAAAGAAAACGCAGTTCTCTATGTTTCAATGATCCAACAGCACAGTTGGAATGATCAATCCAAAAACGGCTCTTTCAAGGAAAATGCCAAAAATCCCGAAAAATCTGGAACGATTAAATTTTCTGCCACTGAAGCTGGGGAGCTTCTTTCGTCCCTAAAGACCAGAATCCCGTTTGTGGCTTTTCATCGAAAAGGAGAAGATACAACCATTATTAGGTTTACTCCGTGGGATAAAAAAAGAAAAATCAAAATCCAAGATGGAGACAAGTTTTATGACACTCCAGCCTTTGGTTTAAGTGTATGCCGCAATTCTAGCCAAACATTTAAGCTGCCCTTGGAGGCAGGAGAAACAGAAGCTTTAGCGGAGCTTTTAAAACTTTATATCCGCGAATCATTCGTTCAACAACCTTATGAAGCAAAAACGCCTTATACCAAAAAAGAAGAAATCAAAGAAGAAATCGAAGACGACGACGTTCCGTTCTAAGTTAAAGGTTTTAGTTCATTCCAACCATAGCCGCATGGTTACAGGGTTTGGGAAAAATGCTAAAAATGTGCTACTCGCGCTCCATGAAGACCCTGATATAGAAGTAATTGAAGCGGCTAATGGAGTTAATTATGGAACCAACTTGCTAACCCCTTGGAAATCCTATGGGACAGGTCTCGCTGACCAAAATAAACTTGAAGCAATTAAAAATGACCCATTAAAACAGAGGTGTGCAGCTTATGGAGGCTACACAATTGACGAAATTATAAACGACTGTAAGCCTGATGTTTATTTAGGTATTGAAGATATATGGGCATTCCAATCTTATGAAACCAAACCTTGGTGGAATAAAATAAACAAGGTTTTATGGACAACTCTAGATAGCTTGCCGATTCTCGATCAGGCTATAGACATGGCTCCGAAGTGCGATAAAATGCTTGTCTGGGCATCGTTTGCAGAAGAAGAGATGAAAAGACTCGGCCACAAGGAGGTCGAAACTCTACATGGAGCCGTTAACTATGACCACTTTAAGCCCCTAGAAAATAAAAACGAAATAAAGGAAAGGTTTGGTCTAAATGGATTCTACACAATAGGTTTTGTTTTTAAAAACCAGCTAAGAAAGTCTGTTCCCAACCTACTTGATGGGTTTAAAATTTTTAAGGAAAAAAACCCCGAAAAACACCCGAAACTTCTGCTGCATACCGATTGGGGAGAAAAAGGAGCAAACAATTGGGATATTCCAAGGTATCTAAAGGAAAAAGAGATTGATAAAAACGACGTTCTAGCCACTTATGTTTGCCACGCTTGCGACTTTTATAGCATAGCGCCCTATCAAGGTGAAGATAAAAATTGTCCGTCATGCGGCTCCAAGGAAACATTCAAGACAAAAAATAGCGCAAAAGGAGTTGGGGAAAAAGAACTCAATGAAATTTATAATTGCATGGATGTATACTGCCACCCATTCACAAGCGGGGGTCAAGAGTTGCCCGTGCAAGAAGCCAAGGCTGCTGGGTTAATAACCTTAGTTACTGAATATTCCTGCGGAACCGACTCATGCTACCCCCATCAAGGTGGACTTGCCTTAAAGTGGAATGAATATCGCGAGCCAAGCACTCAGTTTATAAAAGCTTCGACTTGCCCGAATGACATCGCGCTGAAACTCAAGATAGCCGCTGAAATGCCTCAAGAAAAAAGAGAAGAAATAATAAAAAACGGAATCGACTATGTAAAGAAGGAGTTTTCTATCAAAAACACTACCAAAAAATTAAAAGAAATTCTGTTAAATCTCAAAAAACCCAAAATAGAAGAAAACGCCGAAACCGACAAAGACGAAGCGCCTCAAGCACCCTCTTTTGAGGACTTTTTGGATAAAAACCCAGAGGATCGAATACTGATAGTCGTTCCTGAATCTGCTGGTGATGTTTTTATGAGCACATCTTTATTACCCTCTATCAAAAAGACATACCCAACTAAAGACCTATATTTTGCAACTAAACAGGAATACACACCTATACTGGAAGGCAACCCCTACATATATAAAATATTATCATATCAACCTGAAATGGAAAGCCTCCCCATGATGGAGGGTAGGTTAGGTCACAAGGGTTATTTCGAAATATGCTTCCTTCCCCATATCGGAACGCAGAGGCATCTAGACTACCTTCATCAAGGAGATGCGGATAAAATAATGTTCGACATACACTCCCCAAATTACAATAAGACACATGCACTTAATTGAAAGATATTCTCTGTCAACAGGGCTTCAAATAGACAACCCGACAATATCAGAACAATTTTTTCCAATTGTTTGTGATAAATATATTTGCTTCCACGCTTCTTCTAAAGATAATCTCAGAGACTACGATTATTGGGATGAGGTAAAAGCATTGTTAAATCCTTTTGTTAAAAAATTTAAACTAAAAACAGTCCAAATAGGAGTAGAAAAAGACCCAAGCCTAAATTGCGATATAGACTTACGAGGTAAGACTACTATGAGGCAAATGGCTTATGTTGTTAAAAAAAGCGATTTGTTTATTGGGGTGGACTCGTTTCCTGCTCACCTAGCAGGATTTTTTAATAAAAAAATGGTTTCTATTTACTCCAATTCCTTTGCTGCTTGTGTGAGACCCTATTGGGGCGACCCAAAAAATCAAAAAATTATCGAAACAGAACGACCTAATGGTGAAAAACCTTCTTTTTCTTTTAGCGAAAATCCAAAAACAGTAAACAGAATAAAGCCCGAGCAAATCGCCAATGCAGCCTTGGAGCTTTTTGGAGAAAGTAAATTAAAACACAAAACTCTTTTTGTAGGAGAGCTTTGCAAGGAAATGTGCGTAGAAGTCATTCCCACAAAACACACAAAAATTGTATCTGAAAGAATAGATGTTAGGATGGATATAAGTCACAATGAAGAAGTTTTAAGAGACATACTTGAAAGAAACTCTGTAGAGGTTACGACATCCAAACCTATAAGCGAGGAATTGCTTGCCTCTCGACGCATTACTAAAATAGTCTACAAGGCAGACGAATTGGATGAAGATTTTCTTTCTTTAATAAAAAAATATGGAATAAAAAACGCACTTATTTGCACCTCCGAAAAAAACATCTCTTCTCAAAGGTCAAAATTCATTGACTGCCTAATAAATGAAATTCAAGATAACCAAATTATACAGCAAAACAAGGGTAGATTTTCAGATCGCTATTTAAATAGAATAAAAATCAAAAGCGGTAAAAAAATAATCTGTGGAGACAATGTTTACGATACCTTGTATGATTTTAGGGACAGGAGAAATTCAGACGATTTTTTCCTTGACCTAGATTGGTTTATGATTTATTATGACGGTAATGAGTGATAAAAAGATTTACGGCCCTGATATTTACAAGAGAAATGAGCATGGTTTGCTTGAAAACGTGGACTATGTTTTTAATGAGGATGGCTCTATAGATTGGAGGGCTATGATTAAGGCTGAGTTCCTTTATCCCAATAAAGGATGGTTCGACGCTCGTAACAAGCCAACCCCCAAAACAAGCGAGGGTTTAGACGACAAACAGCTTCTTATTATGCTCGGAGGCATCAAAGAATTAGCCAAGCTCAGAGGGTATTCTAGTATTGATTTTGAAGTAAATAATGTTTCAGATGGGTATGTAACCGCTAAATGCACTATCAACTGGGTAGATAATTATGAAACCGCCCAAGAATATAACACTACCTATTCAGATGTGGCTAACGCCACTCTTGCTAACACAGATGCTTTTTGCGCCAAATTCCTAGAAACTATAGCTTGCAATAGAGCATTTGTAAGATGCGTAAGAAATTACCTCAACATCCACATTGTTGGAGCAGATGAGATTGATAAATCTAGAGGTGCAGATAACGCCACCTCTGTGGAGTATGACGGTGGAGGAGGGGACTCTGGAAGCATGGCCATAACACCTTCAGGAACGCTTGAGAAGGCTTTGAAGGAAAAACATGAAATAGAGTCCTTTAAAGGTTTCAAAGAGCTTCTAAGAGCCTTATGGAAGGAAGAGTCCTACCGTAATGAAGAGGCGGCTGATTGGCTAAACTATTCTGATATTCCAGCAAAAGAGTGTCGCAAGCTCATTGCGATTGTTAAAAAATCATAGTCCCAGATAATTCTTCTGACCAGCCGTAAAGCGCGAAGAGACGATATTACTAAGCATTGCCTCTATTCCCTGCCCAATAATAAATTGCTGGTCAGGCGGTATAAGCTTCAACGTTGATTCAGCGATGGTTGTTTGGATACCACCTTGACCCACGGTAATGGCTATGGAAGACATAGTGGGTTTAAAATAGAGCACTCCTTCTTCCTTTGATATTTCCAATTCAGGCATTTCCTCTGGAATAGACAAACCGTAAATAGTCTTAGAGGAGGTTTTTAAGTTGTTGATCATACCCCCTGCTGTTCCCCTTGCAGCCTTTAAAGCTTTCATTTCTACGCTTGTCCCACTAGCCGCAGATAAACTTGGCTTCATAAAACCCGTATTGCGTTCATCCTCATCCACGGGATTGACTACAGAGTAAAATCTTGAATCATATTTATCGTGCAAATCCATTTTCTGACCCTCTGCGCCGCCTCCTGCCACAATGTTATCGTCGTCCACTAGTTTATTTTCATCCTCCTCCTCAATTGGGGCTTCCACCCTTTGGTAGTAGCACTTCAATCTACTGAATGCGCGACCCCCATCGACGACTCCACCGATAGCTTTGCGAAACGCAATTTGAGACTTTAAAGCTAAGTCGTTTATATACCTATAAAAGTTGTGCTCCTTTTCTATCTTGCCACCAACAAAATGCATTTTGCCTGTATCATCATTGGGTTTGTGATACCATTCGATAAGTGATCCCAGAGGGCCATAATCAGCCTTAGCATTGGCGGCATTAACCCGTGCGGCATTGTCATTTATTTTTTCAAATAACGCCAATTGTCTTATGGCAATAAAGAAAAAGTTTCCAAGAACTCGCGCTTCACCATTGGTAAGGTTAGCTAGTTGCCTCACTGTAGCATCTCTTCCAATCCCAAGAATTCTAAAAAAATTATTCAATGGTTCTATATCGGTTATGTCTACGAGTTTTGTATTTCCATGATGAGGGCCGCTTACGGTAATATTATTCGCATTATCAAACGACATCGTGAGCGATTTCATCTTTCCATATCCATTTGAAACATATACACCCCCACCTATCTGGAAAAAACACTTTAAAAATTCATAAAGGGGGGATTCGCTAGGTTTGGGCATCGCCATTATTTTTGCCTCTTCTACATCCCCAGCAATGTTTTTTACATTACCCCCCGTAATCCGATTCCTGCCATTTGCCTCCCACTGCCTTTGCACTAAAGTTTTTTCATAAGAGACATTAAAATATTTTGCGGCAGATTGAACTCTCCCCTTATCCGTTCCACCCTCTTTTTTAGTCCTTCTAAATTCATGACTTTTATCGTTTTGCGCGGCTCCAGCCAGACGAACATCTTCGGCAAGTGCCTGATCGGTTTCTGTTTGTTTCCATATCGCTGTGTCTTTTGGGTTTTCTGCTGGCCCCCACTTCCAAGTCTCAGTATTGTAAGGTATAGGCAGGTAAAGAGGATTTAGAATATCTATAAGCTGTTGATTTGCGCCTCTTATTACATTCCCTTGAACGTTTAAAGCTAAGGGTTCGACTTGGCCTTTTGGCCCAATAGCCCACTTAGCCATCCTGTCCGCCCTGCCATATTGATTACCTTGCGCGTCTACAGGCTTTTGAGGGCGGTCAGAATTCCTTTCCGCCAAGACCAGAGCAATAAGAGTAAATTTATCAAAAATATCGGGGGGTTGATCTTGATTAAAAAGGGAGAAAAAAGCCCCCATAGTCCGCCAACTCATGTCCATATTTTTAAAAGCCTGAAACTCTTCGATATAAACTCTTTTGAAAAAAGTTGCAAATAATGTTGGGTCTTGATTATTGGTGGGGCTATGAGGTTCTGGTTTTTCTCCTGTTCCCACATAGGTATTCAAAATTGCTTCGGGAATTACTTTCTCACTATAGGTTGCGCTTATGACATTTGGATCGTCTGTTTGCGTGGGGTCATCAATACTTAATGCACTAGCCTCTTCACTATCAATAAACTTTAACTTTTGGTTTGTAGGGTCTACATAAAAATAAAGCCCGAAATGACTTGCAATAGAGGCTGTCACACTAGCTAAACTCCCGCTTGTTTCAAAAAGCATACTCTCCCCGCCTTCTACTTCGGGAAATTCATATTCTATGTTCGCCAACTCCAGAGCCGAAAAATATTGATCTAGAGTATAGCCATATTTCAAACTAAATTCTCCCAAATTGGGTTCTTCCATAAAACCCGCCGCGACTACCTTCTCCCCCTTGGATAAATCTGTGCTCAATTCCTTGCTTTGATAAACAAGAGAGATTTTAGTACCGTCCTTTGCTGCTCTTGTATTAAAATTGTAAATCCAGCCTACTATAATAGAATTACCCTCCTTTACTGTTTGCGGCTGACCAAACGAGGGGGCTAAACTACCTTTAACTTCCCCGTAATACGGAATATTACCCTCCCACTCTAAACCCCCTACAGGGGGTGCATTAATACCCCGAACCAAAAGAATATAATTGTTTAATTTAGCTGATGTTCGATCTATATATTGTCGGGTGACGGTAGTTTTCACTGCATCAACATTAGTGTTTCTACCCTCTAGAACAAAGCTCTTCATCAACTCATCTATTTTATCATGTGAAAAAGAATTCCTTTGTCCCCCGTCGTCCACGACCTCTCCGAGTGATTGTGTTTGATCTGCATCTTGCGCTCCAAGCACCTCAGTCACCGTCGCAGTATGCCCTCCCTGACCATTAGAGTAGTTAATGTTTATTGCTGTAATGCTCATAGTTTTAAATATTCCACAACTGCATCGCGACCCAGACTATTGATAGCGGCATCTACTCCAGTTACAATAAGATTTACACCTGTATAAAGCTCCAGATAAGAAGGAAAATAGTTTTCTACGCCATTTAAATAAAATCTTGTTTGCCCCTCTATAAAGCCTGACCCATAAATATCTGCTACGACCCCCGTAATTTCATTGATTCTGTCTCTTTTAATATAAGCTGTCGCCTTGCAATGGTCTTGGTTACCTGAATAAACCACTCCCCCTGCCCCTGTGCTGAAGTTGGGAACAAATGTTGTCATATCCCCCTCCATATAACCAGAGACCCCCGCGCCTGAATAAACCTTTAATCCATTAAGAAAGAAATCAAACTGATCCATAGAGGCGTTTGGAAAGACTCCGCTTATCCCTGATCCCAAGCTATTTCCAATGCCACTACCATCAAGTTGGCCTGTTCCAACAAAAGAAGAACCCGTGAGGATATTATAAGTGACGGAAGAATCGGGTTTTACAGGAACTTCAGCAAAAAATATTTTCGCTTTCTCGGCTGGATTAGCCACCCCTGTTTTAAGGAAAAAATCTCCAGTAGTTATCTGAAAGATCGTCTCGCTGGGAGTATTTGTTTGTATTGGGGTTTCCCCAAATAGCGTCTGGCCATTTAAAGCGTTTTGTAGAAATGAATCGCCTCCAACCAAAGAAGAATCAAAATAAAAAGTAGAAGTGCTTTTTGCAGTATTTTTATTTATAAGATTTAACCTATCTGTCCCCAAGTCGGCGGAATGGCATCCAGAAATGGTAGTATCACCAGTTGATAAAATATAATCGTAAATCATAATGTTACCCGTCTAACCTTTCTCCCATAAAGAATAAAAAATCCTTTTTAAATAATTCTGCGCTTCCTAATAAATTTACTCCCGAAATATCAGCGACAGAGTTATGAACAATTTGAGATACTGGTGTTTGCTTAACACCGCTAACTTGAGATAGCACTCCTGTCTGAGCTATAGAGCCGTATAAATTGATAATAACAGAACCACCTGTTTTTATTCCTTCGTGTATAGTGTATGGCGTAATGTCGCCGCTTACATTGTGTAACCCCAAGGTTGCAAAAGCCCCATCTCCAGTGGGAAGATATTGATAACCTGAATCTGGATGCAGAAAGCCTAATTCCTCTTTGTAGGCCGTCTTCACATCTCCATTATTCAAGGTGTAGTATTTAAAATACCTAGCTCCCTCCCCCGTTTCATGAGGCGTTCCAGCAGCAAGGGAACCTGTAAGCATTTCCCGTCCTGTTGAAATTTCAAGGGTTCCCGTAACTTGATATTCGTAACCTGTAATACCAGTTTTGTAAATTGTTAATTGGTCATAGCCCGTCACAATTCCTTTTGGCTGCTCCGTTCCTGTTTGCAGAAAATACTCCCCAAGCATTCCACTTCCAAGCCTTAGCATTAATGGAGGAGAAATATAACCTGAAAATAAAGCAAATCGGTTTAATGCACCGCTAAATGTTTTAAATTCTCCAGAAGGGCTTCGGTAATAAGTTTCAGAACCCCCCAAATAAAACTCTTCATTATTAGCCATAAAGGTCGTATTTATGGGAAATGATTCGGTTTGATGTGTTCCATTTAAATAATCCAACTTTGTTATCTCGGCATTCTGAGAATCAACGGAAAATCCAACCATATTTCTTCGCGAAAGTTCAAGAGAGCTTGCTGTATAAATAAAATCCCCTCTTTTATCAAAGCCGTGATAAAATATTTGTCCTCGACCATTTACTCCAAAGTTGAAACCCTTTGCCCCTTCTACAGACGAACCATCAGGTAATGCAGTTGATGTTTTTTCCAAGGAACCAAACAAAATTCCATCTTCAATTGAGGAGTCAAACTGCATATCAAAAATAGCAGACAAAGAAGAATACTTTAATGTTGGTGTAGCAATCTTTAAATTTGACTTTCTCAAATCAGCGTTATTGTTTACCAGAAATGTTCCAGTAGAAAATTTCCTTGAAGCAGGAGCGTTGTCTGTGGACGAATCATGAATTACCCCGCTAAACACCCCTGTGTTGATGGCGGGTTCTCGATTTAAAACGGCATCCTGATTTATGGTGGTATCGTCACCCTCTTCTTCAAGGGCGACTAATGGAGTACCCGTTCCATCCGTGAAATCGTAATGCACAAGAAGTTTCCTATTACTTCCAAGGCTAGTTCTGACACTATAATCCAAACCACTTATACTCATCTTAATAAAATCTCCCCCAGTTAAAAGAAATTTGTGATTCGGAGTCTGACTGCGACTTTGAGATATCAAAAACCCCAGTTAAATATCCGCTCACAACTTGTTCTAAAGTATCCATTTGTCCTGTTGGTTCTTCGCAACTGGCGGTTACATTGTATTCTCCCAGCGTTCTATTCGTAATTTTTTGTTTAGCAAATCCACCTATCGAGGGAACAATGCCACTTAATTCTATTGGTCTTTTATCCGAAATGTTTATCTTTAACCCGCTCAACTGACCAGAACTTAAGTCCACCCTGTTGTCAAAGCTTAATGAATAAGAAATAACTGCTTCGTAAGGGTTTTTAGTAATTTCTTTAGAATTAGGAATAGGATTTACATAATCCCCACTTATATGATATCCTGTGGCATCTGCCCTAAAGTCTTGTAGAGCCTCTACAGCTAAATTAAGGAATCCCGACCCGCTTGCAACTCCGCTAAATGCCTCATCAACCTTTTGGAATCGAGCGCCAGTAACAGGGTCACCTGTCCCTAAAATGTCAAACGGCGCGTTATATTTTAGTTCTCCATTAACTGATATACCTATATTGGCTTTATCTTTGGAGGCTGAAACAGAAGCTGATCGCGTATGCATCACATCTCCTATTTGATCAACATTGTCGTTGTTTCTAAACTCAAAAGAAAAATCAATGCTGTTTTCTCCAGTATTTATTGTGTAGCTGTAATTCGTCGGCCCTCTGTCTATAAAGGAATACACTCCACTTTCGTAATCTGAAAGTGATGAAACCACCGCGTTTATAGCGACATCTTGAGCTTGAGTAGGAGTAAAATGGCCTGAGTCCAACACTCCTCCTTTGATATTTGCATCTATAGAACCATAAATCCTACCCCTCACATTTACATTTAAACCACCCTCCTTATCGTAAGAAATAGCTGTGTTTGTTGAAACAACTCCACTGTCGCTTATTGGGTTTGGGCTGGTTGAATAGTCGTATACTTCAGTCAAGCCATAGGAACTTGCAAATTTATCTATATCCTCAGTTCTGGAAACTAGAAACGGGTGGACGTTACCGACACCTGTTTGAAAAAGACTCAAATTAACAAAACCTGTTGTGCGTCCCGTAACAAAATGTCTAGCATTTACCAAGGCGGATGTCGAGTTAACCTTAACTCCATTTGCCGAAACCGTATGTGTAGCCTTAGTTATCCTGCCATCTTGTTCCACGAAAGTCCAATTATCCACTGGATCAGAAACTCCCAAAAATTCTGTAAATGTGCCAGAAGAGTAGCATTGAAAAGAAACGGAATAAGGTAAAACAGTTGTCAGGTCAGAGTTATCAAAAGAAATATCTACAGGTCTAGCAGATGCAAATTCTTTTGTTTTAGTATCATTACTTATAGTTAGAGTTTGAAACTCGGATAGCATTCCGCTAATCATTTGCATTTTTTGCAAGTGAATGCCACTAAGGTTCAAGCCTGTCAAATTTCCTACTACGCTTATTTCATCTAAAAAATGGTCAACGCTACCTTTTACAGATATAATTTGCCCACCCTGCCCGACAAAAGGCGCAGGAGGGGGAAAAGTGTAAGACCCGTATTGTACTGTTTCAGCCATTTAAATGAATATATAATTAATTACACGGGATGCGGTTCCGTCGCCCAGATTTAAGCTTGATACATCTGATGTAATATGAATTATATCTTCATCGACCCTAGCATTCAATTCTGAGGTCTGACTTTCTAAAAAATTCTTTGCTTTAAAGATACCTAAAGAGGGATTAGCTAAAGCATTAGCTGTTACGGTAGCTCTCCCCACCGTCTTCAATCTGTTTACTGCTAATTTTTGGCGCAAATCACCTAAATCCAATATCCTCTCCGTTCTCCTTATTTGATGAGTTTTTGATGTATTTATTTTGAATTTTAATATACCATCATCTCTTGAGGCATAAGCAGGGTCTGTGGTGAATACTATTGTTTCGGAAATTTTCCCGCTGCTGCGCTGAAAATTTGTATTTCGACTTTTTTCAAAAATAGGCACTAGGGGGTGAAATAATGCAATAATCTTAGCGGCGTTTTTCGGTTGTGCCGCCACCCATGCGGCTTTTGAATTGTTGAATTTTTGAAGGTTATTTTTTCCAGTAGAGGAATAATTTACGGACAGAGAGAACTCAGTAAAACGCTCCACCTTGGCTGAAGAACCACTATAGACTACAGCATTTTCTTGAGACTTTGCAGGATCAGTTGAAAAGCGTATCTGCAAAGAAGCCTCGTTACCGTCTTTATTTATCCCTTTTTCAATAGAATAAGGAACTCCTAATGCAGCTTGATTAGCGGTTTTAACTTCACTTATAATGTTTTTTATAGCTTCGCTTAGAACATTTTGGGAGTCGTAGCGAAGAGAGGTTAACTTGAAAGAAAAGGTTTTATCTAAATATCCTCTTTCATCAATAGTCTCTTGTTGAGTCTCTGCTCTTGAAACCTTGTTGTTTGGGTCTATAAACGAAGAGTTGAAACTTTCCTCCAAAGAAACAGAAAGTCCTAATAAATCATAAGTCTCTGAAAGAACACCGCGATAATTTTTATCCACAGTGGCATTTTCGGAGATGCCATCCTCTTGATATCCGTAGTTGGGTCGGTTGGCGAAATAGTAATTTGTTAAAAAGACTTTTGCGTTATGGAGAAACTGACTCCCTGCGTCTTGTTTATATTGGAGCGAAATTGACCTATTGTAAGAATAATTATTTCCTGATCTTGAAAAATTATAATTTTCAGTAAAAGAGCTTACTAATTGAGGGTTAGGTATATATTTAGTAAAGTTTGTTGAGTTATAGTCATCAAGCCTCCTTGACTCTTCTATAGTTATAGAAACAGTTTCAGAACCCACCAGTGCGCCAGCCCCGAAACTAACGTCTGTAATTCTTCCGTTAAGAAATTCATCTGCGCCAATTCTGGCTACAATATTTGGTCTTCTGTAAGCTTCCTGAATTGCCTCACGACCCTGCAATAAAACAGTATCTCCTTCTTGGAAATTTGTATCAGCTAAATCAATCGTGTAGTTTGCTGTGATGTCGTAACCAAAAAGCTCGTCGTCTTCTAGATAAGAATAATTTATCTGCAAAGAAGCATCAATTACATTATTAACTATAACAGCGGCCATTTTTTTATTTTAACTATTGTCGGGATTTGTGGGTAGTGAGTCTTCGTCTTGACGCGCCTGAATAACTTGTTGTTCGACACCCTGCTTGTCCTGTTCAGCCTGAGTCAATCTACCCTCTATTGCCACAATTGAATCTGCCAATTCTTTTAATTTACCTTCTGAGGCTTTAAACAAGTTTGCCGCTGCCACATTTAATTCTTGAATTTTCCCAACCACGTTATTGAACGACTCTGAACCCGTCTTCACTCCATCCTGCAATTTGGTCACTTCTCCCGCCATCTCCGCTATGTTATTCAGAGTAACACCCACCATCATCTTTGTATCACCAAATAGCGCATTGAAAGTACCTTCTGTTGGGCCTTGGGGAATCTTGCCTTCAACTTTAGGCGCTGCTGGGTCGGTTCGATCTACCGTCAATCCAAGTTCTCCTGCGGCGTAATCAAGTCTATTGTTTAGTGCTTGTAATTGTTCTGTATTTTTCTCAAGGGCGGTTTTTTGTGGTTTAAAAGCTTCTTCCAAGAACCTCGCCTGTAGGTCGTCGCTGCCCCCAAGCCCTTGACCCGCTGCGGTCTTCATCTGATTAATCACCCCTTGCAGCCGTTCATTATTGAAGGTTCTGCCAAACTCCTCATTAAAGAACTTATTGTTGCCAGCCTTATTGCCCCTTTCCATCACTTCACTCAAAGCTTTAGCTGAATCGATTCTTTCCTGATCAATGACTTTTTGCTCTTTTTCTCTTTGCTGTAATCCACGGGACACGGGGTTGGCAGCTAGAGCTTTTTCAAATCGCGCCCTTGCCTCTTCAAAATCTCCGACAACTTGCCGAGCATCCTTTATATTACCGAGAGTCGCCACTGACTCTGAGAGCACCCTGCCTCTGGTTTCTTGCGCCGCTTTCTCAGCTTCTGCAATTTGCTTGGGTAGGCGTGTGACTGCATTGGTCAGGTCAGCCTGTGTTTTGAGAAGATTTTTATTTAAGGTAGCCTGTGTGCTCTCAATCTTATCTTTTAAACTTGTAATGTCCTCGCTGGTTATTTGCATTCCCCTCAAGTCAAGAGAACCCTCCTTGCGAACCCCGCTCTCCATAGCGAGCGATGTAATTTTTCCAGTTTTATCAATGTCTACTCCCTGAGCAGCCGCCGCCGCAGCCTGTGCTATCCGAAGTTCTTTGTTTAGATCAGCAAGCTGAGTTTGCGATTGAACTCCCGCTAATTTAGACCTCTCAACTCCCTGTACAAACCTCATGGTATCTCCCACTGGCCCTTCGGGAACATCTAATTGTGATACAAGTTGACCTTTTAAATCTGCTTTCTGAAAAGCCTCATCTCTACCTTTTCGCGCCTTTTCTATTGCGGACAACGCTCTTATTCGGGCCTCTTGTTCTTTGGTAATTATTTTATTTAATCTTTTTAGCGCAGTCTGATATCTCGCACTTTCCTCTTGATCTAAAACAAGCTGACCTGTTATATCCAGTATTGCTTGCTTGTAGGCCATTCTAGCTTGGTCTAGTTGTTCTTGTGTTGAGGAGCTATTCTGCAAAACTGCCGTAGCCCTGCCGTGCGCTTGAGCCAACTTCTTTGCCTTTTCTGGGTCTCCCCCTGCTGCAAAATCTTGAAATAAATCTAGGTTAGCCTGTTGTTTTGCGGCAGCTACAGCGTCTGCACCAGCGAGAGCGTTTTTCTTAAATACTCGTTTGGTTCGCTTCATAAAACCCCCCTCAGACTCAAAACTTCCACCCGCGATAGCAGCCCGATTCCTTATTGTCTCTTCCGCAAGGTCGCCCGTGAATCTCATGTCCCCCCTTCCCATGCGGTCTTTTAAAATGCTTGCATCTGCAAACATCCCCGCCTTCGCGAATTGAGCAATCATCTGTTTCATCTCCTCTTTAGACACCTCTACCTGCAATTCCGCTTCCGCACCGCCCATCACTTGTCGATTTATTTGATCGATAGCCACTTTGCCAGAAAATCGTGCAGCTTTTTGTGCTTCTTTTTCTCTATTTTTTGAACCTACTCCAAATAGGTTATTAAAGAAGTCTTGAAACTTTCCCTTGCTACCTCCAAGTAGTTTTCCATATATTAATGTCTCATCCGCAGCACCCGACACTGCTTTAGTTAAGTCAAAAAGAGCTACTCCTAGACCAGCGGCAATCCCGACTACTGAAGTTACGGCTGCTGCTCCTCCCATAGCACCTAAGCCTCCTGCTCCAGCCATCGAAGCTTTTATACCACCGCCCATAAAAGCCATCCTACTAAGACCACCTCTAGCCGCCAAGCCTTTAGCGCCTGTTTGTCTTAAGGCATTTAACCCGCCGCCAAGCCTCCCCATCGCGCTAGGCATACCTTTTCCAACATTCCCAATCATTCCTGCCATTCCTTTACCCATTCTGCCCAATGAGCCTCCTGTAACCATATTAAGGGCAGACATCGCCATGAGCATTTGAGTTGCACTACTCACCGCGCCAGTAAAAAGTAGTAGACCCTCATTACTTTCTTTAACAGCCGCTATCTCTGCGTCTAGAGCGTCTATAGCGTTCTGTCTTGCGCCTAGAGATAAGTTCATGCTGTCAATCTCTGCCATTCGCGACTCCCTACTAGCCTCTGCCGCCGCTATGTCTTGTTCCATCGATGCCTTAAACGATGAAGCAACCATTTCCAACCCTCCAAAAGCCATCATCAATCCCACGCCTCCCATGCCGTCGCCTTTTTCCGAATCTTCACCCCCTTTACCTGTACCTTTATTTGCTTCCCTCGCTGCCTTTTGTTGTGCTTTTTGTAATTTGTCTGTAGAGGCATTGAGATCAACTTGTTCTTTACCATATTTAATGGTAATTTTGGTAGCATTCTTTCTCGCCTCGGCTTCTAGTTGCATTGCCATTGCAAGTTTCTGACCCTCTTCACTCAAACCGCGACGGAACCCCGTGCCTCCTCCCATTTGACCCATACCACTTGCGAACTCTCCACGCGCATAATTAGGAATAAATCCACGCGCAGCCATGCCTATTCCTTGCCTTTCTCTATCTATAGCATCTCTTAATCCCTTTGGTTCATCACGGGTGTTCGTAACAGCAAGAGGTTCGCCCAGTGAATCACGGTGAACCCTTATCTGAGAATCACGAACTCCATAACCTCTTATGCGGTTGAAGTTGGGGATAAAACCAGCGGCCTTCCCACCAGCAGCCTTATACTTCTTGTATTTGTCTATATAATCTTTTTCTCTACTCCCGCCTTTTGCAACCTTAGCGGCGAAGCTGTTGACGGTATCTCTGGAGACTCCTACTTTTAAATCGCCTCTTGTGTAGCTTCCCCCCATCCCGAAAAGGTCTCTTATAATGGGGGCATCCTTAATATTGTCCGACTGAACATCAAAATCTCCCTTCTTTTTGCCAACTCCATATTCCACCAAACCCAGCGCCGCATATATAGCTGCTTCAAATGTGGCTCCAGCCAATCCTCTTACTGCTCCATAAGCGCCCTTATTTCCCCCTTGTTCTAATCTCGACCTGACAGCTTCACTACTAGCTAAATTAGCCTTTCCTTCGGGCATTTGCAAGTTCTTGGCATACTTAACACCCATCTTTGTGGCAGCAGTAATAACTCCCTCTTCCAAATTTGTGGCAGCCTTCTGCTGCCTAGCATTCCATTTGGGGGACTTTGAGTGTTCTGAAATTTCCTTAAAATCTGGAGAAAACTGCTGGAACGCTTTAGGGCTACCCATTACCCAAGAAACTGGCACAAGGTTGCTCCCACTGCCCCTTTCGTAAGTCCCTGATGTGATCCCGATTTTACCTTTACCCGATGGAGTCATAAAAGCTCCTGCTACACTCCCACCATCAATTCTTAATGGAGATGGTTTTCTTGGCCCTTTTGCCGCGCCCCTCGCATTTGGTCTTATTGCATCAAACGCATCTTTAGCAGCTTGATCAGCCGCATCATATCTCTGTTGCGATTTGGCGCTTCTAAATGTTCCATCGCTGTTAAAGAAATCTCTTTTCTCCTCGCCCTTCTTAAAAGGAATAATTTTAGCATAATTAGGAATAAACCCTCTTGAATAATGAGGGATGACAGCAGAATCACCATTCCTTGCAAAATTAGGAATTTCAGTTTCATGGCTGTTCATAATGAACCTCTGTCCACCAATCGTTCCCTGACTATACCTACCCCTTACATTGCTTGGAGCGCCAAGCATTCTAGCTTCGGCTTCTTCCGCTCTAAATCCAGCATTAAACCTTCGACCACCCCTTCCTGTGAAGCCACCTTGCCCAAAGCCTGTGACACCCCTTGCAGCGGCAGCAGTGGCCAACTGACGCATTATAGCTGCCTGTTGGGTTAATAGCGCGTTTTCGCGCTGGATCGCTGTAATAATCGCTTGTTCTTTTGTCGCCTGTGAAGCAGTGGTGCTTCCAATTATTTTTCTAAGCTCGCTATCTCTGGAAAGCAGTTGAACAAGCCCCGCCTCAATGCTTTGTATTTTTTGTGTCTGCGAACCAATCTGAAAGACTGCCTTTAATCCATCTTTTGCAAATTTAGCAACCAATGCAAATATCTTTATAAACGCCGCTGTAAAAATAACCACAGCAGGGCCACTTAAAAAAGACCCAATCGCTTTAAACATTCCTTTAATGAAAGCATTCCCTTTTTCTGGGTCTAAGGCTTTGTCTAGAAACTCTGTAAATTTAGTAGCTAACCCTATCAAATTTTCCAACAGGGGGCCGAAAGTAATCTTGCCAATTTTTTCCCCTAAACTAGTTAAACCAGTAACTAATGTGTTTATTTGAGCGGCAATAGTTTTATTTAGGGCTGCATTTTTCTCAAAAGCTTCATTTGTCGCATTTGATGCTGTTACTGCTGCTTGTGCAAAAATACCAGTTTCGGAGCTTAAATCCTTCAATGCAGCACTAACCACGTTTATTTGGAAAACCCCACCAGCAAGTTCTTTAATTGCCGCAGCTTTGGTTGGATCGGCTATTTTATCTAAAGCCGCAGATAAGGCTGAAAGTTTTTGTATACCCGTTTGTGTAGCATCGATTTCCACTCCCAACTCCCTTAATTGGTCAATTGTATTACCCCGTGCAAGTCGAGTAAAAATAGATTTAAATGCGTTACCGATAACCGCACCTCCTCGCGCTGTTCTTTGCTCCACTGCTGTAACAAGACCTAAAAGCTCATTGAAGCTAACTCCAGCGTCTTCCGCTGTAGACCCCGCTCGACTAAACGCTTCAGCCAAATCCTGTGCTGACACGGCGAAGGCCGTATCGACAGCAACCATTTTATTAACAATTTGGTTAGCTGTGAGACCCGCCGATGCAAAACCGTTGATAGCCGCAGTAAGGGCTTTGACAGACTTTTCGGCATCTAGCCCTGAGATACGGGTAAGAACCAAAGCAGCTTTAAGTCTCTTTGCAGTTTCCTCTGCGCTTAGACCCTGACGAGCAAGTTCCGCAGCGCCTTCCGCAACTGTGTTAAAAGCTTGCCCTGTCTCTTTAGCTACTTGAAAAATAGAGTTTCTGAACCTATTGAATGTCGCCTCTGTTGCTTGAAAAATAGAGTTAATCTCAACAAGTTTTTTCTGTACCTCAACTGTAGTGGTAACAAGCTTCTTAAAAGACTGTGTTACCCCGTTTAAAACAGCCGTAGTAGCGCCGAAAGCGAACACACGGGCAGTAGAGGCATCCAAAGATTTTTGGAACTCTGAAGCCTGTCCTGTGATTCGCCCAAGGGCTTGCTTAATCTCTTTTGCAGAAGCATTAAGACTTGCTGAATCGAGATTTACACTGGCATTAAGTTCGAAAGCGGAAGGCATGTAATATAAATTACACCCAATTAAGTCAAAAGGTCTTCTGGCTTAAGCTCTCCTCCTCTTTGCCTCATCTTTTTCTTTAAATCATCGACTCCGTGGGTAACTTTAGCCCCTTCGTCGTCTTTAGGCTCTTCATAATCGAACATTTTTATTGGATCACCTAAAATTTGATCGGGTATTTTTGTATTTGTCATTTTATTCAATAAACCCTTAGCCAATGAAAGAAGATTTTTTTGAAAAATAGTCAAAGTTAAAAAATCAGCCTTAAATAAGGAAAGGGGATTCTTTGATTGAAGAATAAAGACATCGAAAAAATAAGTGCGGTAAATAGCGTTAAGTAAAGTGTCTCTTTTAGAAAGCTCTGCGAACTTGGAAAAAATAAGAGGAGAAGCCGATTCTATCTCTTTTTCTTTGATCTTCTTTGTAAATTGGATATCGCAAAACAAAGAAGATGAGGCCATTTTGGAAAATCTTTTTTGGCCACCTAAAGCCTCCGCGCTATATCCGCAAATCTTCCTTCGCTTACCTTCAATTTCCTCCAATTTTTCTCTATCTCGCTCTATTTGCTTGGAGAATAATCTTTTTTGCCCTGCATCTGACATTTTAGACAAAGCCTTGGTTGAATGGTCAATTGTCCACTTCAAAGCTTTTATAGACTCCTCTTGCTTTATAGACCACGAATCAATTTCGATGGCTGACTCAATTAATTCCTTCTCAGTTTGAATTCCTGATCTTTTAGCTTTTTCTACTTCTATTTTTTCAAATTCATCAAACCGCAACATCTCCTCGATAGAGAAATGCTTGAAGTAATATTCCTTGTCGTTAATGTGAAATACACTATACCCCCGAATGATATCCAAAAGAATAAGCGACGGATCAGCTTTCGTTTTCTTCGGACTCATCAGGATCAAAAAGTTCCTTCAGTACTTTGTCTATGGATTTTTGGTCGCTCGCCATTTTGTTGTACCAAATACTCACTACCCGAATCAACGTCTCAAAAGACTCGTCGAAAATCTTTTTGCTTTTCAGGAACGACGGTTCGGTAATTTCGTTATCCTCTTCTATAAGCTGTAGGTAATGGAGTCTTTTTTCTTTATAGCCCTCTCCCTCAAAAAGAGGAAAGGATTGCTTTTTGTCATCTACTGAATCTTCGTAAAAAGAGAAATTAAACACAAACCATTCAATCAATTTTTGTTCAGCCTTCGAATCAGCGGTTTGATTAAACTGCTCGCGTATAGATGTTTCGTAGTTATGAATATTCCTTCTTGTATTAACAAAGGTTTTCTTTGCTTCCTCCAGCTTCTCCTTTTGTGCTTCAGTGAGGTTCTTGCTCCCCCCGTAAAATTCAATAGTCCGAGCCGCTTCAATGTTATCCATAACTGCACTCTGCAATTCCTCCTCTGTAGTTTTGTCTTGCAGCCCACCCAAGTCACCCATTTTCTTGCCTAACATGGCGCGAGTTAAAAAGCCAGCATTAATAAATTCATTATACTTTTGACCATAGAAAAACTCTGCATTCTCAATATCAGAACCCGTAGGTTTTTTGAGAAAAACTTTATTTTTTATAGTTTTCTTGACTTTTTTGGTGCTTTCTATAGGGCCGTTTTTGGTTTTCCGCGTATAAGGAACCTGCTCCTCAATTTTTCTTTCGACATCAAAGGAATATAATTCTTTCATCTACATTATTATAATATAAAACGCGATAAAATCAAAAAAAAGCTAAGAGGGTTGCCCAGAAACTGTTATACTCAAAGAGGAATTGTTATATTTTTGAAATTCCATATGATTGGCGTTTTCTGCCAACGGCCCTGTTTGAGAGGTCATATCATTGGCTATCAAAACGTTATCTAAATAATACTTGAAGCCCGTGTTGGTTTTATCGTAATGAATACACATCTCAAAGGGCGCTCCGCTTTGATAACCGCCGAAAAAATTTCCACTTTGATCAAACAAATATCCCGAAACACCCGAAAACTGAATTAAATTTACCGCTACTGCTGCCCCTGTCTCCATGATCGAGAATTCAAATCCACTCACAGGATTATGCACTTCTAAACCCACATTGAATATAGAGTTACCGACGCTGGGGAGACTTCCACTTACTTTCATATCAATATTCTATTGAAAAGATATAGGAAAAATCCATAGTTTCGTTATCACCTACCCCCAAAGACTGACTGACACTCTCTAAAGAGCAGCCACTGGCCACAAAGTCCATCATGGAGGTTCCTGCGTTATCCTTTAAATCAATTTTTATAGTTCCTTGATCTAATACAAGATTGGTCATATTGATTCCTGTAACTTGATTTTTTATTACAGAGAAATTTAAACTTCCGTTTGCTGGCAATGTCGGATATCTAAAACTTGGCACTCTAGAACCGATTCTTTTTCTAGGCTCTCTGCTAATATCTGCGGAAAGAGTAAAGTCTTGAATATTTAAAGAAGCAGAGTTCATCGCCTCACTCTCTAGCCCCGCTGTAGTTGTAATGGAGATATCTTGTGGGCGAAAAACAGGTAAGTCGGCCAACAAATCTTTGGGAAAGTCATCCGCGCTTGTTAAAGCTCCTTCAGCATTAAAAGTTACTGTATCTGCGTCATAGTTTGTAGTGGCACTCACTACGTCACCTACCGCGCCTCTCAACTCATAAGATGTAGGGTAAGCTCCAGTTACGAGAGTTTCTCCCGCATTATCCGCAGCTTTGAATTTATAGCTGTCTATAGAAATAAGCCTCCTCGCTTGATTTTGAAGGGCATAAAAGGGATAACCGTCAGAAGCAGACGGATAAAACCCGCTTACCCCAGTGCTTACCAAATGAGTTAGCTCTACAGTCGTTGTTTGATTGGAGTTTAAAATCCTATCATCATAACAGTATTTACCAAGAGGCTGTAAGTCCGTAAAATCTTTATTCGTGCTTATCGTGAGAGACTGAAGCAACGGTAATCTGTGAGTTTCGAAACCAAAAATATCGTTTACGAAAACCTGAGAATCACTTGAATGTACCCGCGTAACAGCCATATACTTATTTTACACAAAAAAGCCCCACATCTCTGTGGGGCTTAAATGTTTTGTTAATACAGGATTATTGATTACATCAATGGCCCATCATTGGCTTTCAGGTAAGTATGGGTAGGATCATCGATGTCGTTCCTTACGGCAAAGGCTGCTGCGTGTTCGCTGTAGAAGCGACCCGACATAAACAAGCCGTCAGTAGTGCTTTTAGCTCCACCAATTTGAGCAGAGAATGTCAAATCTACAGTTTCGTTATCGTCCAGACCAAGAGCAAAGTTCTGAGAGTCAAGGACAGCATTCTGAAGAATCCATGTCTGGGTATCCTTTGCATTTTGATCGGTTACATTTACTGTAATATTTGTTTCGTTCTCGTCGGCTGTTCCCGTCAAGATCAAATCAAGCGCCCCGTCATTAAATTGCTTAAGGAGTGCGCTAACAGACATTGTAACATCAATGGGGAAAGCGAGAGGCCGTGCAACAGCCCTTTCTGCGCCAAGTGCCTCAATACTATCCCGAGACAATGGACACGAAATAGAAACGCTTTGAGCGTGGATGTCATTGAAATTTGTTCCACCAATATCGAAATCACCCTTTGAGAATGAAACTGATACATCATCAGGACGCAAGACCAGCATTTCCATATCTCCAGTAGTGGGCTGATCAATTCTAAATTCACCTGTATCTGCCCGTTCTCCTTGCAGGTTAATGGCTGGATTGGTAAATCCTGAGCTATTGCCAGTATAAAAGACTAAGTTATCTGCCTGTCCTTCAAGGTCAACCCTTGGAATTTCTCCAACGGCGTAATTGGCAGTATAGTTCGTCATGAAGCAGTTACCAAATCCCACAACGTCATGAAACGTTCTGGTGGTGGGGAAAGTTGACTCATCAAAAGCGTCTTGGCCTTCTTTTACAGTCAAGACATAAAGGTTCTTTTCCCTCATGCTTGTATCTTCCGTTTGTATTCCTGAGAGGAACTGGCTGTCTGCCACTTTTTTCACTGTTGCCCCAGCATTGCCAGTAATTCCCTGAATATTGAAGCCGAGTCGAGCCTCGTTTTCCCCATTGGCCAAATAATAGCCTAGTGAGAAAGTCGGACTAACCTCTGACATGGTAATGGTTCCGAGTCTTGCTAATTGACCAAATTCTCTAATATCTGTTCTCGCTCCTGCAAGATCGACATCAAAAGAAAATGTATCGACTCTGTGTAGTTGATCGGGAATGTATCCCGATAGTGCTGCGCCCACTGGATCGGAGCTAAGAATCCCCGTAGGAGAAACGAAAACAGCCTTACTTTGTGAAATTATTCGTGTTCTTGAAGCCATACTCTATAAAAATGTATAAAAATTGTTTACACATCTTTACACCCAATCACAATCTAGGGAAACGATAAGTTGATAAATCAAAGTCTATAAATGATATTGAAACGTTTTTATTTAACTTTTCCCTTAATTGTTCCGAAACAACTTTGGATACGGTAACGTTTTGGATATGAGAGGTTGTAGGAGTAGATTGGGCGGAAACTAATGCATCGTAGCTGTAAGGAAAGTTCTTTATCGAAAAGGAGAATCCATAAGGAAAGTCTCCATAACTTATGTGAGTAATATCTTCTCTTACCGTATCCCTAAAGAGAGATAAAACGGAATCTAATATATAATTATCGAAAGATAGCAGCATCACTCTAACCCGTGATTTAGTATTTTCTTCTCCCCCAAAAGCAAACTCATCATTATCCGAGGAAGCAATGGAGATAAAACAGGCTGGCAAGAAATAAATTTCTTCATCTAACTCACTTGTCTGTTGATACTGATAAGGCAAACTACCGTCTTTAAAATCTGACTGTAAAATCATCTGCAAATCACTATCATTAGCGATGTAAGTATTCACCTCTTTCACTGTGGAATTTGCAGTTAAAGTCAAAGAAGTTCCTGAAGCAGCAGGGAAAATTAAGCGGCCATTATTATAGTCCGTATAAACACCTCCATTTTGATCGTAGTTTCCTGTAACAAATCCTCCGTTTTGAAAAAAGCCAGAGTTAGGTTGACCGACACTATGGTCAGGCACTAGCTGTCTAAACTTCCCTTGATACCCAACATGCGAACTTGGTATATCGGGGAAATCTACATATTGGAACGCATTATCCATATTGATAGAATAAGCTTCTGCTTTGCTTCCCAGCAGACGGTTTTCAAACCATAGATAAAAACTGGATAATAAATCTTGATCGAATTGAGCTTTCATTTATCTAATTTTCTTAAACGATTTTTGAAATTTTCTAATAATTTCGCCACATACGGAGTGTTCTTAAAACTTACACCAGAAGTCTTATTTTTGGATTGTAACCCCGTACCAGAAACAGAGGAGCCAAACCCACTTGAGCTATACAGATAACTCCCCAAGTTACTCATGCCCTTTTCGATTCCATCAACCCAACTTTGACCAGCCGCCCAAGGAATCGGTGTCAATGCGTAAATTTCCTCTAGAGATGGGATGTAAAAAATAATCGTATATTTGCCTGAAGAACCTCTTCTTCTGACTTTAAAAGTTATTTTTTCTCTAAATATTTTCTCGATTATGCGCGTTGGATCACTACCTGAGCTAAAACCAATAAAAGAAAAAAGGTTGCCATATCCCCCAAGAGTTCCGCTAGAATTCGTTGCTCTGGGGCCACCATCAATTTCTACCGTAATTGGGTGAACTTTAAATTGCTTTACTAGGTGATCTTGTTTTTTTTGTAATTTTGGTTCAACAACACCTCTTAATTTTTGAGACATAGCCCTTGCGTTCTTGACATGTATCTCCTTGAGTAGCTGTTTGTGGTTTATCGTAACCTTAAACGGCGAGATCGACATAAAGGCTTTTTTAGCCATTAGTTCTCGCGTTTCAAATAGATTGAATAAAACTGTGCGTCGAAAGGCCCAATAACTTTTGGATCGCCATCAACTACATATAAATTACCATCTACCTGTATCCTTGAGCAGATTTTGATTTTTTCATATGCAGCCGACTTAACTTTAATCCTTACTTTGCCCTCAGAAGCAACAAGATTTATTTGTGCTTTACCATCGACAATATCCTCTTTTTGTTTGTTTTCGTAATACACTCTGGCTGAATATGTATACTTGGTCAAACTTGTATTAGAGGAGATTTCAGAGGTATTTCTAGTTCTTCCATACAGAGGGTTAAAGTTTAATTCTGCTGGAACCGAAGAAGCTTCTTCCACAAACACATAAATATCTCTAGCAAATGTATCGTGTATGTCGCCCAGTGCAGATTGTATATCAGATTTTTCTGACGCTGTAAGAAGTGATGCCATTTAAGTGGATACCCCCGAAAGGCTCGTTGCGCCGTCGTCCCCAGCAACTTGCAGTGGCGATGATTTTTGGTAATTGTATTGAAAAATCAATTCATCCAACCTTTGCCGAGCTTGATACTCAAGATCATTATAGGTCTTAGCTACGGAATTTTTGTTCTGCCTCTGAATTGTTGTATCACCCTCTTTTATAGTAACCCAATCTACAGAATCGGTATAAGTAAAGCTTCTCAGAGATTCTCTAGAAGACTTTTGATAGTAATGTAATTCGTATAATGTAGAAAAAATACGTTCCTCCACGGGCAGGAGTCCCTTTCCAGAGGATATCTCGATAGCACCTGTATCGTTAATTGTAAACTCTTCGTGACACAGGCCGTTTAATTCTCCAATGTTGGTTTCAAGCCACCCAGAAATGTACCCACTGTTATACGTTCCCGTATCATTGGGAAATTCATATGTTTGAATATTTGAGGCTAATCTCCCAAGATCGTTCATAAGTTAAATGTCTCCAAATAACTTTACAGCAGAATCGTAGTCTGGGGAACTTGGATCGATCACGGGTTTAGCTTGACCTTGCACTGATACATTGTGCTGCTTGACAAAAATGTCAAAAGACTTTTGCAAATCTTTTTGGAGCAGTTTTGCGTGTTTGGCGGGTGTGACACCAACACGAACCGCCAAATCTGTTAATTCAGCAACAGAGGCGTTTTCTAACCTGTCAGCAAAAACTTCCTTACTTACAGTCCCATAAGGATTGCATTGTGGGATGCCTAGAAGCTCTTCTAGCTCCCTCGTTTCCTGAATGGCTGTCTTCTTAGCGTCACGGGCTTTGCCGTCCGTTACATCAAATTCTTCAAGTGATTCTTTGTCCATAGTATATTGTAATTAAAAAATAAAAAAAATCAACAAAAAGAGTCACCCCCTTGCGAGGGTGACTCTTGTGATATTTCAAGTTAAGCTGATTATTAGCTCAGTTCAACTGCCAAACCGCACAGAGCGTTGTCATCAATACAGATGCGACCCTCTTCAACCTTAGCGTAGTAACCAATCTTGTTCTGGCGAACAGAGAATTGATCATCAACCATGATTGAAAGATCACCAGTATTGCCCTCGTCGAGAACGACAGGGCGGATGAGTGCGTCTTTAGAGCGATCAACGCCGATCATGATTTCATCATCATCGGAGGCGAAGCTAGAAACAGGACTTCCGTTATTGGAGTTAACCGTAGCGAAAATCTTGTTGAAACGCTGACTCTTGCCCAACTCATTGAGTTCCATGATGTTGATTCCATAGAACTGAGGCAGACCAGCCGCATTGTAAAGAGTGTTGCGAAGCTCATCTGGAGCTTGCAAGCTATCCTTCAACGCAGAGGTATAAGGAGCCTCAACGGTGTTGATTGGGTTATAAGCCATCGCACGAAGCTCTTGGGACATTTCTGGGGAGATCATAAGGTCGGTAATACCAGCCTTTGGGCCACCCACAGGAGTGCCGCCAGCCCATGAAGAGTTGATCCTCTTACTAAGAGTGATCAACCTGTTAAGGTCGTGCAGAACGAATCTGTCAGTTGCGCCTGTCCTGATAACGTGGTTACCAGCAGCAGCAGTGCCGCCAGCACTTGAGATGCTGTTCGCCAAAACCAAGGCGGTAGCAATCACGTTAAATGAAGTGCGCTCTTGCTTAAGCAAGATTTCTTGAGCCATCCGAGTAAAGGTCTTGCTAACAACATCAAGCCGCGCCTTACGGACATACTTGCGATCAAACGCAAGCGCACTGTCCAGATTGTAAGTAGCAAACTTAAGTTCGTTATGAGCAGGAAATACTTGGTTATATGGAAGCCCACCAGCTACCGTCTGAGAATAAACTTGGATATAATCCTCATCGGTGATATCGTGGAAAAGATCGAGTGGCAAAGAAGGGTTGTCATCCCACTGGTAAGTAAGGGTGGTAAACAAGTTGCTCACAGTAGGAGCATTGTTAATCACCTCATCTACCACGGGGCCGATAAGTTCGGCAACCGCTGCTTGAGCCTCATAAGCCTCCTCACGATTGTTGCTGCCCATTGCTTGCACAAGGGCAACCTGATCGTCAGTTCTTTTGATTGTAATTTTCATTTTCTTAAAGGTATTCTAAATTAGCATTCAAGTTTAAGGATTGCATAATTGCCAGCGAAAGCATCTGTGCTAGACAGAGATTCCCGTGTTCCAGTTCCGATGAACTTGCCAATTCCATGCGCTTTATGCGTGTGGTGGTTGGCAACAGTAGTGGTAACACCAGTAACTGTTCCGTTTGCGCTAGGTTGTGCGACATCATTGATCTCTGGGATCACGCCGCCAGCCAAGCCTCTGACATTTATAGTAAAGATTCCTTTAGTCGCAATAGGTACTGCCTCTCCTGAGACAACACACTGAAGCTCCTCCTTTTTTTCAGGATAATAAAGCAAATTCTCTCCGTTTTCGTCCTTAGCACGGACATCTCGCAAGAGAATCCCCAAAGGATGAATAGCGGCTCCTGTAGTGGAAACTTTCGTTACCTTATAGGGAACCTGCGGATAAAGAGAAAGCGCGTTTCCTTGTTGTTCTACAAAAGAGTCTGAATCGCCTCTTGATGTATACTCGACGGGTTGTTTGTCAAGATCAGCTTCGCTGACCCTAACAACAGAACCCGCTTCGCCCGTAATCGTGTCTAGAGAATAAAAATTGATAACATCATTATCATCATATTGACGAAAGGGCAGTAAACGTGTAATTTCGTTAGCCATAATTTAATAGATATAGTTTGTTAATTTGTAACTTCTACCGAGAAGTTCTCCTTGAGTCTTTCGACAAAAGAAATTGGTGTGCTGGCTTCAGCGTTGTTATTGGGCAGGGAAGCTTCAGCTTCGTCTCCACCTTCAACCTCAAGCTCTTCGTCGCCTTCGGCTTCGCCTTCTTCTTCCTCTGCGTCTTCGCCCTCGACGCGCTTGGCGATAGCTTCTTGAATTCTTGCTTCAATTTCGGCCTCTTGAGCCTCAATATTTGCCTTTGATTTGTGGCTAAAGACAATTGCAAGCTTTTCTTTGTATTCTGCGAAAGATTCTTCGCTAGAATCGAGTCCCTTAACTTCAGCAGTTATGAACCCAAGCTCTTCTTCATTAAAATCATAATCCGCATCAATGTTATTCATGCGTTCATTGAAAAGATCAACTGCGGCTTTTGTGGAAGCCTCGCTCTTAAGTTTTTCCAGTTCTTCTTTTGTTTCTTTCAAGGAGGTTTTGAGTTCAGCCATCTCTGCCTCACTTCTTTCTTTAGCTTCTTTCTCAAGAGAAACCTTGGATTTCCAAGATTCGCTGTGCTCTGTTAGTGCGTCTCGCATAATTTCACCGATGGTCTTGGCCTCCGAGTCTTTTCTGACGACGGAAGCTACACTTTCAGCCACCTTGGACATCAATTCGTTAAATTGTTCTTTTTCCATATTAAAAATAGTTTTAAATTTGTCTGAACTTACATTAATATTAGCATTTCGGGAAATTTTTTTATCTTTTTTATCCCCGTCAAACATTGCCGAAGGATAAACTCCCTTGACTCTTGCGGCTGGATTTGTAGTTAGCGCCGCGCCTAATGGAAACGTTTGCCCTACAATTAACCTATTAACAGGCACTCCATCTTCGTCTTCACCTTCTCCCCCCATGCCCTTTAAATACTTGGACATTTCATCTTTTTCTGCCTTTGAAACGATAGTTGATTCATTTAATTTTTGAGAGCCGCGAGCAATTTCGTAATCCTTAAAGGCAACCTCCCAACTTGCAGAAATACTTTGGTAAGAATCTTCATTCTTGTCTGAGGATTCCATGATTGCTTCCGCAAGCTGTGGGTATACTTGTTTATAAATTAAACCAGCAGCGGTTATGTAAAATGGATTCTTTTTATCTGCATAAGCCTCAATGTCATTATTTTGAAAATCAAATTCCTCTTCGGAAAAGGAGGCGTTAATAATATGGCCTACAATTTTATCCTTCTTATGTTCGATATTGATAGGCTTGTTGATGAACCTCTTTACCGCAGCAACGGCTGTCTTGGCATCAATTCCGTCTCCATTTTTATTGAATTCATTAACGGTAGCTAAATTAAAGACTACAGGCAACACATCAATGTTTTGCTTTGGATCAAAGTCAGCGGGAAGTAAAGATTTTGCTGTCTCCCAAATAGACCCCTTCGAAATCCCGAAAGCGTCAAATTCCTCTTGGTTGATTGGTTTAATTTTACCTATGAATTGGCAAACGTCATAGTTATCCATAGTTTCTATTACACCTGAATTTTAGTAGAATGATATAAAATTGCAGATGAAAGATCATCAAGTTGATGAGCAGCCCCAACCTCAAGCACTTTTTTGCTAATATCCAAGTCGGTAAGTGCGTCTAGATTATCTACAACCTCTGCCAAAGTTGTGTCCCAATCTTCTGTCTCTTTAGCCAAAATGATTGATTCACAAACCTGTGTTACAAGCTCTCCTTTTTCTTCGTCCAGTTCATCCATTCCATACTTAACTGCAAAATCCCTTAAGGCTCTAAGCTCAAATTCATCGACCAGTTTGGTTGCTTCAACAATATTCTTCTTTGAAAATGTGTTGGAGTTAGAAACCCCCATTGGTCTGCCACCTGAAGGAGAAATTATTTTTTGGGCATCTTTGGGTTCTGGGTCTCCTCCACCCCCTTCTGGAGCTTCCTCCCCCTCTTGTTGATCGTAGAGGTTAATAGAATTAACAAGAGGCAAGTAATGACCCTTTTCTCTTTCATCTTTGAATTTGTCTTGGGCCGAGTCCATATCTTTGGCTTCGGGGAAAGTGCCAGTATGAACAACCTTCATTCCCTGCTCTGGTGTCAACACACCCAACTCCATCAAACGTGTCGCAAGTTTTGCTAGATTATCGTCGTCAAGTGTATCGCTCTTTGCAAACTTTACTTCTGGCCATGATCGAAGGCCAGCCGCCTTGCAAACCCTTGTTATCTCTGGGTTTAAAAATTCATTCAAGAAAAGATTTCTGGATTCCTCCAAACGCTGTAAAAAAACTTTCATCTTAATTTTTCCATCAGCATATTTGGAGTCACCAATTAGAATATTTTGCAAGCCCTCTTCGATATCTTTGTTTAGAGTTTCGTATTTGGCAGGGCCAACAACCTTATTGATGTCAGGAATAATAAAATTAGCTTTAGTTGTATAGTCGGAAACAAGAACTCGACCAACGCTTTGGTTTCTAAAAATTTGCTGCATGGCAGCAAGGTTCTTGTGGTTAACTCCACCCTTATCGGGTTCATTGCCCATTGTCACAAGTAGAACCACGTTTTCAATAGAGCGGCTAATAGCTTGATCTATTTTCTTTAATTCAATCTTTCTATTGAGGTCGTCAAGAACGGCAAATCCTGTAGGAACTGCCATTGGCTCATAGTCTTGTTTTTTGGCAAAAATAACATGCAGAAAATCAGGATTTAATTTAATATGTATGTTTTCTGATGTTGAGCCTCGTCCACCTGTATTCTTGAGTCGCGTCTGAACCTCTTCGGGTAATGAGTTAAGCAATTCAAATTCGTGTTCAGTTTGGGGATTTTTCAATCTTGAAATCTCAAATGGAGTAAGAACCTTAAAATACTGATATTCCTGAAAAGAAATAGAACCTTTGGTTGCTACATCTGTGGGGTTAATTACCATGTATTTGATAGGAATCTTTGTCCTAGAGCTTGCCCCATAAGTCTCTAGAACCTTTTGAGAATTCTTTAGGGGTATCAATCCATCAATGCGATACAAGAAAACATTTCCAGAACGATAATATTCTCTAAAGTATTGTGACTTTAAGTCAAACATTCTAACCCTCTTAAACCACGCATTCACAAATTTTCTGGATTTAGCTGTGCCGCCCTCTAGATACATCTCAGAGTCAGCGAATTCAGAAAGTAAATCTATGGTACTTCTAAATGTAGCTATGTTGAAATAAGCTTTTTGGCATAGAAGAATAGCCTCCCTTGCGTCAACTGCGTCTTTAGAATACTGAAGTGGCAAAATTCCTTCATCAATATTTGCATATTTCTTGGCCACAGGATTTGTTGCAATCCTATTTGTTCTACCCGCAGTTCTTCGGGTAGGTGCGTCCAATCTAGAAGCCTGAACCGTTTGGTAAATCCCTTCACCTATTAGCTCTGGCTCTACATCGCCGTCCTCAGAAGCTGTTATATCTACAAGGGGTCGAGACTTATTTTTAAATTTTTCCCAGTATTCGGAACGTTTAGTATATTTGCGCGGCATATTGAAAGTTACACTAAAGTTATAAAAGTAACTTTTAAACTTTTCAAATAGTGAATGGAATAAATGTGGACTCCACCTGTTTTTCTACGGTGGCTCCCTCTGCATCAAAAAATACTTTTGCAAACCAATTACCCAATACTAAGGCTGAATACGAGTCTTTTCGTGCTCTATGCGGCCCCTTTTGCCTCTTTAGGTTTTGTGGTAAATTAAATGACTGCGAGCCTTGAGGGTTTGTTAAAACTTCTATGTTAGCACATTCGGCTTTGGTCATTTCCACAATAGACTTTTGATGATCAATTAGGTCAATCATTTTTGCCCCTTTTGAAGATGCGTTCATTTTCATGTCCCATTTAATCTCTTCAACTGGCAAATTCTTTTTTCTCTGTTCGTCAAAATGAGCGTCTATTGCCCTTGAAGCAAATAAAATTCTTCTATGGTCTATAGCTGCTTGCAGCATCTCGTTGGCATTCCTAATCCAGTTGGCGGTGGGTTTTCTTAAGATGCAGTAATTTTTCTCACGCAAATTGTATTCATTCTTGAAACGCAAAATATCTGAATGCCAATTCTCTGACTTCTCAAGCTCTATATCAAGCACTCCAATTTTTACTTGTGCGTTTTTAAACAGTTGACTCTCGTTACAAGAGTTAATGAACTGCACTCCACCGTTGTAGTCCCCACACATACCAACAATATTAAAATGTTCTATTAGGTAGAGGAAATACCTCATATGCTGCTTTAGGGAAACCCCTGCAATCGCGTAGCTGTGAACAAGGCAGATTTTTTGAGCATCCCTGTCGATTTTAAACACATGCATTGCAAAGTGGTCTGCACTGGTGTTACCCGCCCAGTTGGGGTCAAAGGAAAGCAGGTATTCATCACTAGGGTTACCGACTACTTCTACGGCTGGGAATTCTCCATCAGCGATAGTGCAATCAGCCATTTTTGACAGTCTAAAATATCCATCACTCTCATCAATGAATTGTGCGCCAAATTCTCTAGTAAACTGCATTTCACTCATGGTGGCCTTCGCTTGTTTAAGCAGGTTCTGGTCATACAATTGCTGTGGGGCGCAGTCATAGCTTAGTTGCATAATTAGCCTATATGCGTCATCCGCTAATTCCTCATCCTCCTCTCTTTCAAATCCGTATATAAGTTCCTCGTACTTTTTATAAAGTTTATACATGTATTCAAACTTAAAGGATGGAGATGACAAAATGATCAATTTGTTGTTAGACCACACATACCGATCCTCTTCCTTCATCTCGCCTTTGTCGATTAACCTCGTTTCTAGGTTGTATAATTCCTCTCTTTCTGTTGGGTTATCTATAACCCCTAGAAAGGGGATAATAACTTCATTGAAAATCTTCTCTGGGATTGTTAAAAACTCATCCAACACAATACGATTAAATCGAAATCCACGGAGTCTCTCACCATTGGCCAGTGGTAGAGCCACTGCTCTGCTACTTCCTATTGTT